TAAATACAGAGCCTGTAACTGCTTGAGTTATTATAATCGGACTGCCAATTGTTATTGGAGATAATCCTTCTAGTCTTCCAAATGATCCTGTAAATGCTTTTACTATTCCACTACTACTTATATTACCAGATGAAGTAATATTAGTATTAACAAATAATCCACTATTTTGAGATATGGATGCTGTTGCAGTACCTGATGATATTTGAGATAAATTTAATCCTATTATACTAGTTGATGGTACATTTGTTAATCCACTACCATTACCAAAAAACGATCCACTAAATGATCCCGATACTCCGCCTTCAGATAAAGAAAAATCTACATTTCCAGAACCTGATACAAATATAGATCCTGTAACTATAACACCGGAGTTATTAGATACGGTTCCCGGAGGTCCTATTGCTCCATCTGCTCCAGCTGGTCCTATACCGCCTGTCGCGCCTACAGCTTGTATTTCAACGTTAGGATTATTAAAAGGAGTTACTGTAACTATATTACCGGTATTGTTGTTTGTAATAGTGAGTGTATGTGTAGGTTGTGATATACTTATTTCACTAATATTTTTAGTAACAGATGTACTCATTTTATATAGTTGTTACTTGTTTATTTAATTGTATTTGCCCTTGCAATAATCTAATTTTCTCAGGGCCATTTGTTAGTTCTAAATCATAAGATGCTTCACCAAAATTGAAATCATTAGTGATAGCATGTCCTAAATATACTCCTAAACTACCAGAGGTTGGGGAAGTTACTAAATCACTTCCTCGTAAACTTATATAAGATCCGGAGACATTTTTAATAGGAATATTACCTGAACTGCCTGTTAATGATGCATATGTGGTATTTCCGCCTGGGGCATTTTTTATTTGCATTGATGCAGAATATCCTGTTAAATCAATTCTTGTCCCGGCCGGGGTTTTATAGATGATATCAAAATCGACGGTTGCGCCTTGATCTATTGTGAAAGAATATCTTCCTGCTGCCATAGTATCCTTTTCTTATAAATATGTTAGAGTTTGACATTACAGTAAAAAAGGAGGCCGAAGCCTCCCTTTATTTTAGTTACTAATTAATTAATTAATAATTATATAGTGTCTAATGCAGATACATAGATCTTACCGTAGAATTCTGGTCTTACCATTTTCTTCGCATATCTAGTCATTACACCTTTTCTTGGAGTAAAGTTATCTGGATCGTATACCAATGGAGTCATAATCAAAGGTACATACGGAGCATAAACAGCACCTGTTTCTAGGAACTGTGATCCTCTATATCCCATTAATATAGCATTCTCAGTCATATAAGGATTCTTATAAACTTGGAATCTATTATTAATAGCACCTACTTTTTGAACACCCATTGCAAATTGCATTTGATCGCCATCCGTATCAGCAGCATATCCTGGAATTGATTCCAAAATTGTTGCTACAGTTGGAGAACATACCAAGAAATTAGCTCCACCTCTTAATGTTAATTGGTGTATTTTATTACTAACTTTTTGTACTTTTGTTCCTAAAGTTTGGAACCATGTACCTTGGTTGTATGCTTGAGCAGTTGCATTTGATTGGACAAAGCTATTATTAGCAGAATCAAATTCAAATCCAACTTTTGCAGACCATCTATCAACAGTTTGAGCATTTTGCATCAACATGTCTAATATCTCTAAATCAATTTCTTGCGAAATATATTCAGATAACATAGAAGTTAATTCAGCTTCAGCATCAATTGAATGATAAGCATTTAAATCTTGAGCAAATTCTGGACTCCAGATTGCTTTTAATTTTCTTGTCTTAGCAACTATTGCTTCACTTCTTAACTCTAGGTTAATTTCTGGTATATCTAATTTAGTAGATGAATCAGTGTTATTACCAACTGCAGACGGATCTTCAAAATCACCTCTTGAAGAATCTGATGGTGCTTTTTGGTAAATTACTTGGATTGGGCCAGCAACAGCAGGAGTAGCAGCAGTTTCAATTAAGAAATGTATATGATCTCCGTTTTGCTCATCCAATCTTGTAAATTCTGGATATACTGTTGTAATACCTGTTCCAATAACATTAAAGGCTCTAATACCTTTAGCATCATATCCAGTTATTCCTGAAGTTGGGACAGATAATACTTGTGTCTTTTTACCAACAAGTGATGCAGATAATTCAGAATTGTAATTAGTAAAATAATTAAATCCAGCTTGATTTCCTGCGCCTTTGTTAGTAAATACACCAGTTCCAGCAGCTATAGAACCTGTTTTAGCAGCAGCTGATCCAAGAACTAATGATGAAGTTACATCATTAATAGAATATCCAAATCTTCCAGCGCCATATAGACCCTCAGAAGGAGCAGATGTTCCTCTATCTTTATCAGTTACACCAAATACAGAATCAGTCTGTGATGTTCTTCCGGCACCAGTAATAAAATCATTACCAGCAGCAGTTCCACCTTTTGCAATACCTTGCTTAGTTCCGTATTTGAAATCTAAGAAAAATACTAGACCTGATGGCAGGTTCATTGGTTGCACAGATACAAAATCTTTAGCTGCTATTTCAGCAAAGATTCTTCTTACTAATGGAAGGGCTACACCCGACCATTGTTCTGCATTTCCGTCAGTACCAGTAGCATTTGCTTCTGTTACTAATTGCTTGGCTTGGTTCTCTAAAAGAACAGCCATGCCTCGTCTCTCAATCTCAGTATCAATTCCTTCTAACAGTCCGGTCTTTTCCCATTTGCTTTCTAAGCCAATAGCAACCTCTTGTTGAGTTGATTGATGATTATGAGGTAATAAAGAATTTACATTCATTGTTTTCCTTGTTTTATTTTAAATTTGCTAATTTTTTCCATCTTGCAGCTAACTGATTTCCTTCAGAAAGAATTTCTTTCTTTGGAGCAGTAGATCTACTTGGTTTGGAAGCATAGCTTTCTTTTATCGAACGTTTTGTTTTAGTACCCACAAATGATTCACTCAAAGTAGTAAAAATCAATTTCACTTCTCTTAAATTAGAAGCTCTATCAAAGTTTTCAATAACTTTCATTTTTTGTGATTCGTTTAACGGATAATTTCTAAACAATTTGTTCGAAAATAGTAATTTTGCATTTAAAAGATTGACTTCATTAATTTTAGATTTCAAAAATTTAATAACAGTATAAGCTTCTTTAAGGTCTTTATCACCTTCTTCTTCTTCTTTTGTCATTTCTTTTTCGTCTTCTTCTTTAACTGTATCTTTATCGTCACCTTCTTCTTCAGTCAATGCACTGATGATTTCATCTATAGAAACGTTGTCATCCTTAGGATCCATTTCTTCAGTTTCCATATCAGTATTTTCTTCTTCAGATAATTTACCTTCGCCTGGATCTTCTGTATGAGTTTCGGATGCATCATCGCTAACACCTAAAGTAGAACCGATATCAGAAGAATCTAATTCTTCAGTTTCAATTTCCTTTTCTAGTTCAGCAATAATAGATTCGAGCTCTAAGGCGTCATCATTCTTAGTATCTTCCATGTCTTCATCCATTTTAGGATCCATTTTAGGATCTTCCATGTCTTCGTCCACTTTAGAATCGTCAGAATAATCACCTTCCATCGGTAGGTTATCATCATCAATAGTTTCCATAGACATATCCATATCCGGCTCTTCAGCAGGCATTTCCATGTCCATTTCATCATCCATTCCTTCTTCTTCTGAAAGTCTGGCTGATAACATTGATTGTAGTCTTGGGGTAAACGCTTCTTCTAATGCAACTTTTGCATTCGCTAGTGCAGTTTCCCTTACGGCTTTTGCATCTGCAATAGCGTCTTTTAATAAATCGTTCATCGATTTTCCTCGTATTTAATTTTGGAGTAAGATTATTAGTAATCTTAATAAGAATTAATATAATATTCAGTGACCAAGTATTGATACTTAGTATATTTTATTAATAATATATATCAAGGAAGCAATGAAATATACCGGATTTTAATCGTTATCTTGAATGCTAGATATATATCTTGCTTTTTGTAGTTGTCTACGTCTAGTTACAGATTTTTTTTGGTATTCTTTTTTTTCTTTTACTATATCTAAAATGCCAGAATCTTTTATTAACTTTTTCCAATGTTGTAGTGCATATGTTATATCACCATTTGGATTTCGTTTTGTTGATAATACCTTTGCACCTAATGCATGACCAGGTAGTGTCATCTGTATGTGTTTGTAATTTTTTCCCATGTAACTTTATTTTTATTATGTATAACTAATATAATGATTTTATTTCAACTAACCAAATTTATTTTAATCTTTTTGAATCTGTAGCTGTCATATGATCATTAAATGCAGGTCCTTGATTATGTACTCCTGCCGTAAATTGATCTTCTTCAATTTTAGCGCCTGCCATTAAATCATCTTTATTAGAATTAGTTGAATCTGGTGCTTCCGGATTATGATTATCTTCAGAGAGAGCTCCATTAACATTATAATATCTGTTTAAAACTGTTCCCATATCATCGTATGCGGATTCTAATCTCTGTTGTAATGAACTCATTTCGGTTGCCGTCTTCTCAAATACTTTGTACGCTTCATTCATTTGTTTCATATGCCTAGATACAGTTACATTATCAAACCAATGTTCTGATTCTTGTAATGTTAATGCCTCTGCTTGTTGTACGATATTTTCTAATGTTTTGGTAACTTCTGTTAACTTTGCATTACTATATACCATTTCCCCTATTTCATGGAAATTACCTACTGCAGAAAGAAAAGCTTTTTTATCTTCTTTCGGCATTTTTGGTGATTCTGTCTCTCCTAAATATTTTTCATTTAGGATATGATTCATTAATTGATTTTCCCAGTTTTTCATATTAACTATATCTTTCTAATGTTTTTATTAATCCATCAATGTTTTTCTTTGCTTGACTAATATATCGGCTCATTGAATCTGATTGTTGATTATATGATACATCCTGTGTTGCAGTTGCTCTATTATCTAATTCCCTTGCCATTTCGTCTTCTAATGAATCTAATTGGTCGATTACCGTAGATAAGTCTTCAATATAACTTGATGCTAATTCTGTATCAGGTTCTTGATCAAATCCTATTTCGGGTGCTTCATGAAGCTTTTTTATTCCTTGTGCTATTCCACTTAATTTTATCATATTATCCTTATGGTTTGTAATTAGAAAAATCTATTTCTGGGTGTTTCGGGTCATTACCAAATAAATCAACTGTTAATCCTGTTCCTCTTTTATTCGAAGAATTAAAAGGTCCAAATTTACTATTATGACTTGCCGATGATAAATCATTGAATGTCGTCAAATTCTTTTTGCCGCCTATTGTAGGATTACCTAATTGTGCATTTGCAACAGGATCAATATTAAATCCCAATATTGTACCGGTACCTTTTTGTTGTAGGCTATTTGTTGGGCCATATTCTGATTTTAAATTTTCTAATGCCATATTAAAATTCCCTTATTATTGTTGTAATTAAATTTTCTACTTTAGAATACCTTTGTTGTGCAAGTCTGTTTACTGATTCATTTACAGGAGATAAAAAAGCTCCATGAGTCGATGGATTTGAAACAAAGTCAAATGCAACTAATTCAAAATCTGGTTGAACCTCTAATGTTTGACTTCCTTCGCGCATTACTTCCTTTACGGAACCCATTCCTCTAGATGAAATACCTAATCTTATTCCTGACTTAAATAATTCCTTTAAAATATTTCCAGATGGAGTTCCTAATACTTCTACTCTACCTACCAAATCATTTCCAGCCCAATTCATATCTAATATGTTATGTGACACATTATTTAAATTAACAACTGATGAATCTGGATGATCTAATTCTCCTAAGGCTCTTCTTTCCTTAATAAATGTTCCAGCATATTTTTTTGCTTCACGCATTAATAAGTCTTTTGGATATACTCGTTCATTTTGATTTTTTGCATCTGCTCTTTGCAATACACCTGATACAATTAATTTACCATTATTTTCTGTTAATGATTCATTAATTTGTTGTGGTGAAATTTCAAATACTGTATAATCTACTAATAATTGTTTGCTCATTTTAGTCCTTGCATAAATAGTCCGGAGTTAATAAATTGCTGATGTTGATCCAAACGTTTTCTTTCGTCTGCATATAAGCGTGTTTGCCGTTCTAATGTTAAATCTTTATTTTCTTTAGCATTAACAAATTGTTTCCATGTTCTATTTGGGATCATTGTGATAATTCCTTAAGTCTATTTGCTATACGAACCATTCGTTCGTTAATTTTTGAAAATCTTTTTCCGGTGGACTTCCAAAAATGATTTGATTGGACTCCCATTTCTGTTTTCAATCTTAAATTGTTTGAAACAATTTTTTCCATTTCAGATAACATTTTATTAACTTCATTAATACCTCTGTTAACTTTTTGTGATGGAGTCGATGTAGGATCTTTTTTATAATCTCTATATGATACTTCATTAACAATACCATACATTTCAGACATCATTTTTTTGTAAGTAGATTTAGATTCCATTTTTTGTGTAGATGTCATTTTTTTAAATATACGATTTGTTTTTGGAACTTTTTTCATTCCACCTTGGTCTATGGTATCTTCATCTGCATCGCCAAATGCATATGGAGTTTGGTATCCAGGCACTGATGCCGTTGTACTCATTTCTTCTAACTCATCTTCATCCTTAACTGCTTTGGTAACAGCCTTTCTTCTTGCTTTAAGATATTTATCAGATGCATCAACATCGCCATCATTATCTATATCATCATCTTCTTTTCCTACTGGATCTAAAGCTTCAAAATATTTTTCTATTTCATCTAATAATTTCATTATTGTTGCCTTTTTAATACATAAATTGCTTTTGCGTTAGAACTAACAACTTTTGTTGGAGATAATTCATATATAGTCCCTACTGATAAATGTGCTATATTTATTGATCCGCCTCCAGATAAAGTTATTGTTCCTGTTGCACTACTCTCTCCTACTATCACAGCACCATGACCATAATTAGATCCGGTGAAATTAACTGTTGTATTACTAACTGTCGTTACTGATGTATATCGACCTGGATGTCCTAGTCTTTCAAAAACATTATAGTTGCTTCCAGATGCTGGCATTATATATGGTCCACTCATGAGTTACCTGTCTTTTTAAGTTCATTAATAAGTTCATGATAACGAAGTATTGTTAATACATCTTTATCTTCTACAATATGTTTCTTGCTAAGATTACTCAATAATTTAGCAACTTCCGTAATTTTTATTCTAACAACTTTACTAGCAATTTTTGTAGTATTTTTTAACAAATCTCGTTGTAATTTTTTTGTTTCTAATATAATATATTTTTTTAACTTTTCTGAATTAGTTACATTATTAATATATTCCCTTAGAACTTGTTTTTGTTTTAATGATAAGGTAGAATACTTTTCATTAAATTTATCAATAATCATTTTTGATGCTAATATACGTATATCATTGTTTTCAGAAACTAATGTGGTCTTAGCCGTTGGCTTAACTTTTCTTTGTATATATTCTACTACTTGATATTTAGTTTCAATATAATCCTTAGGATCATCTGCTTGAGCATATTCAAATAATTTGTAAACTGAAGCGTGAATTTTATAATCATGTACTCGTGATTTAAAAAATTCTTCAATAACAAATTGAGATTTTATATTTTTTATTAAATTATATTTCTCACGTTTTAATTGAGATTCATTAATTTTTTGTCTAGCCGTAATAACTGCATCTACAAATTCTATAGATTTTTCATTCATATTGAATGTCTCTTCTTTTAAAGATCTATAAAGTTTTAATTCTGTTGTTAATTCAGAATTTTTTGTAAAGTGTTTTTTGATAATATTTAATGCCGGTGAGTTCTTGTTAGACATAGTATCGCTTGCTACCTGTCTTACCAATAGTTCGAAAACTAATCCGGTATTTTTTACTTTCGAGTGTTTTAATCCATTCATTGAAGCATCCTAATAGTCTACATGTTTTAAATAAATATGTATTGATCCGTAATTCATATCATTATATTTCATTTAATTGATCTTCATCTAATAATGTACCATTATCATTATTGTTATCAACCTTATTTAATGATTCGTTTAATATTGTATTTTTTGGTGTTTGTTGTAAAGATGATATAAATGACTTGACCTCTAAACTTAAAGGATTAGTCTTTCTATATGTATGTTGTAACGGATTTTTATCAGTTGTAAAAGTACTACCCATATCTTTTGCTCCTAATGGATCTCTTCCTGCAACTGCCTTATCTAAATTAGTGCCTGGCTTCTTTGGAGCCCCTGGTCCTGCTACATGTTCTTGCTTTTCGCCCGGTAATAATTCTCCTCGTGTTGCAACGTGCATTGAAGCTATATCATGAGGTGTTCCAAAACTTAAATTAGTTTTTCTAGGATCATTACCTTCTGCTTTAATTTGTTCTTTTCTAAAGTCTGATTTAAGATCTTGTATAACTAACTCTTGTTCTGACTCCCATTCATTAGGACTCATATTAAAGATATTCTCATAAATATATTTTTCAGAGAATAATGTGCTGTCTTTCATACTAGTTGCTAATGCAATCTTATCATTAAATATTTCTACCTTTTGTTTTTCATACACTATACTTGGACTAGTTAAATCTAGTTTAAAATCTATTAATTCTTCATTCTTAAATCCTTGAGAATATAAATGTACAATTGCAATTTTTGTAAGTTCTGATACAAATATTTTCTGTATTCTTTCAATAGTTCTTGCAAATCTAACATCTTCTGCTGCTAATGTAGCTTTACCTTCAACTCCTTCATCATATCCTAAAAATGCTTTTGGAATTTTTAAAGCTGCCATTTGCTTGTTACGTAGATATTCAATATCTTCAATTTGTCCATCATTAGATAATCCAGGTAATGATTCTATAGATGTTCCTGACTCTCCACCTCTTACTGGTAAATAATAATCTTCTAACATGTTTTCCATATTAAATTTAAGATTATATTCTCCGGTCTTTTCATCCATATATGGAATCTTTTTCATTTTATCAATAATAGTTCTCATATGAGTATCTACTTCAGCCGGTGGTATATTACCTACATCAATTTTAAAAATTCTTCTCTCTGGTGCTCTCATTATTCTATTAATAAGCATTGCATCTTCCATAAGAGTTAATTGTTTAAATATTTTTCTAGCTGGCTCAATCATCGACTTGCCATATGGTAAAAAATTGGTATCTGATAATAATCTAAAATGTGCTATCTCATAATTATTAAATTCAGAAGAATTTTGACGGCCGCCAGATGAATATGCCATATGTGAACCTTCTAACGTAAATTTATATGCATATGGATTTTTTTCATCATACCCTTCTTCTCTACGGACTTCATATGATGATAATGGAGTAACATTAACTATACCAATATCATCTTCAATATCTAAATGTAAATAAAAATCACCATATTTGCATGCATTCCTAATCCATGGCCATAAATTATAATCTATATTAAGTATATCATTAAATAAGTTTTTCAATACTTTTAAGATTTCATCATTTTGTGTTGATATAGTTAATGTATCGCCTTCTGCATCTTTAACTGTACATTCATCTGCATATATATCTAATGCCGATGCCAATATTGGATCCATGTCCATTGCCTCATAATCAGAAAATAATTCTAATTTAGATTGATGGAAGTTCATTGTTTGATTATAACCACCATATCCGGATTGGCCTCTCTGTAATCCTGAAAATCGATCGATATACGAATTTGATACTGCTCCGTCAGATTGTAATTTATTTGTATCAACTACTCGTAAACGATTCTTTGAAATTCGTCTTACTATTACGTTAGTTGAAAAGAGGCGACCTAATCGAGCTCTTAATGATGTATTTGCCATATCAATTTTTCTTTTTATATAAATATCTTGTTAATCTAAAAGCCAATTTAGATCTTCCTTGTCCTTACCAGCTTGCATCTGCCATGTATTATTTTGATTACCATTGCCGGTGTACATTCCACTAGACTTGCCTAAATGGCCTATTGCCTTTCTAGAAAGATCCATACCCTGTTGATGCAGCCTTAATGCAGTATCCCGTACCCATAGTGCAATTCCAAATGCCATAATTAAATCATCATTATAACCTCTTTGTGCCTCTGCCCTCTGACCATTCCATATAAATACATATAACTCATCAATCAAACGTTTACTTCGTATGATTGGAGATTTTTCTCTAAAATATGTTTCTATCTTTGATATGATTAAAGGTCTAGTACGTGATGTTGTAGAAAATCCTGGTACTTTTTGTGATTTATTTTTTAAATCATAATTTTTAGCTAAATGGACGTCCTCATCTATATATGCATCTTGTTTGTAAGAATAATATAAATTTTCATATCCTTTATCAATTGCAATCTGTAGTACTGCCCATCCTATATTAGCATTTTCAATTACTAGTAAAGCATTATTCCATTCTGTTGCAATTGTAACTAACATGTTACCATATTCAGTAGTACCTATTTTTCCTTTATATTCTGCTACTTGAGTCATTGATTCTATTTCTAGAACATGGAATGCTGAATAATCTGCTCCGTCGCCTCTAGCAACATCAGCTACTATTGCATATGCTTTAGTATAATTTGGATAATCCCATAACCAATAGTTTCCATCAAAGCCTCGTTTTTCTTTTGGCTCTTGTATATATGTTTGTTCATACCATTGTATAATAGGGCCGTCTACTACTGTATGGCCGGATGATATAAAGTCGCAGTCACATTCTTGTGATGCTGCTTTTTCTCCTAACAATTGAGTTTGCTCATCTCTCCAAACTTGATCTCGTTCTGGGTGTACTGTCCAATGTAATTTAACTGCATTAAATCTTCCTCCGGACATAGCATCATTCCATGTTTTATGAAATAAATTTCCAGTACCGTTAGGAGTAGATAACATTATAGCTCCTCCACCAGTTGCCAATGTTTGTTGTGCTGCTGTCCATATTTCATCTATACGATCTATAAATGCAGCCTCATCCATTACCAATAATGATAATGCTTCCGACCTACCAGCATCTCCTTTTGAAGATATTGCTTTGATCTGCGAACCATTTTTAAATCTTAATGAAAGTTTATTATCTTCTACACTTTTACCTTTTAACCAGCTAGGCAGGTTATCGTGCATTACTCTTACTTTTGTTACTAAGTTTTTTGCTACATCTTGTTTGGTTGCAATAACCAAAACATTGTAATCTGATTTAAATAACATACACCATAATGCATAACCTGCAGATAATGTCGATATACCTAATTGCCTAGATTTTAATATTATATTATATCTATGATCTTTTAAATCAGTTAATGTATCTTCTTGGAATGGGTATAAGTTGAAAAACATCTTACCTTTAGTAGGATGTTGTATGATACAATACTTACGCATAAAATGTACAGGGTCAACTGCACATCGTTTGTATTCTTCTTTTACTATTTCTTTAAGGGATTTCTGTGTCATTTAATTAAATATATAAAAAATTATAACACAATCAAAATAATTAGAAGGATAATTCCACCACTTCCTAATCCAAATAAATTTCGTTGTTTTTTATAATGTTTTGTCTCATCTTTAGCAACCAGTATTTGGCCATCTTTTAATTTTATAACTTCCGTAATAACATCCATTTCACTTTGAAAGTTTGATTCTTTTTGTTTATAAGATGATATAATAGTATCTTTTATTGATAATTGTTTTTCTAATGTTTTATGTATTTGACGTTCTATAACTATCTGTTCTTTTGCAAGATCTCCGATTTCCAAATCTTGTATTACTTTATGCATTAGCCACTTACTAACACAGATTATTGAATCACTTTGAATATCTGTCTGAGAGATACTTGTTGATGTCAGTGACAGTATAAGTATTAATATGTTTAATTTTTTTAGCATATTTCTTTTTTAATTTGTAAATTTGATTTGATTTATTAACTAGACTGGATTGTAACAAATCTAAAGAATCATTTAAGTTATGTATATTATTATCTAATGAATCTCGTTCATGTTTGTATTCTACAACTGTATTAGCTAAGCTATCAATTTGTGATTGCAATATTTGTTCTCTTAATTCAAATGTATTATTTTCATTTTTATAAAAGTATGTATATGCAATAAATAAAACAATCCCAAGTGTTATAATAGAATATATATTTGGTTTAGTGTTCATTATTTATTATATTATTTAAAACTTTATTAATATGTTCTTTTAATTGTAGTTCAACATCTTTTTCTAAACTTAAAGTTGCATCATCTAATTTCTTATTAATCAAAACTTTATCTTTACCTAATTTTTTTAACATTTGTATAGCTTTAGACTTAGATATATCATCTCCGGCATTTTTCCATGCAGTTAATTGTAATTGTATATCTTTTACAACATTATCGAGCTCTTTGCCCATTTTTGTTATTTCTGCTTTAGTTGCCATTTTTAGATTCCAAATTATTTAAAATTTCTTCTTTTAAAGATTGATAATCACTATCAATTTTTTTCATATATGCTGAAACATCTATGTCTTCACTTCTACCATCAGCATTTTGCCAATACGTTTCTGTAACAGCTTTTTTTAATTCTTCAACTTCTTTATCAACATCCGACATCCATGATTTGGCATTTGCTAACATTTTCTTTCTGGAATAATCTTCCCATGCTTCTTTGCCTTGTGCTTTAATTAATGTCTCTTCTTTAATTACACATGAAAAACATTTTTTATGTATAAAGTACATTTTCAAATTTAAATGTTCTTCATCTACATCTTTCATTTTTTGGTCACATGTTGGGCATGTCTTAGGAACATTTAATATTTCATTAATTTCTTCACGTACACTATTCGCAGGAACTTTTGATCGGAATCCATCAAATTGAGTTATTTTCCATACGGTGCCTGATTTTGGATCAGTCTCTTCCCATATATCGCCTATCTCATGTTTTTCATTTCGTTTAGCAGTTGCTGCCGCATCTGAAAATCCATGAGTTTTTCTAGTTTGTGATTTATGTGTACCATCGATCATCTGTCTAACCGCTTTTACATTTTGTAACTTGTCTTCTGCTGCCATACTATTTTATTTTAAAGCTTTTTTCAATTTAGCAATAAATGTTGCATCATTACCTTTTATATCTAATCCGCTTACTAAGTTAATAACTAATTCTTGTTGTTGTTGAGCACTTTTACCCTTCATCTTAGATTTGAATTCATCTGTAAATTGTCCCATTCTCATATCAACTCTACCCGGTACTGCTTCATTAACTGACTCATCTGTAGTTTCAGCTGATGCTTTAGATAAATCTCTACTTACTTTAGCTTTAATTGAATCAAAATCTGCAGATGTTATTCCTACATTTTGTAATAATGCTGTAAGTAAATTAATTTTTTGAGACCTAGGTAATTTAGATACTTTAGATACATCTACTTTTTTTAATCCACGATTCAACTCACTTCTTCCACCACCTAATTTAGATGATACGGCTGAGCCTACTCTTGATGTAAACGACTCTGGAGCCTCTATTAATCTTTTTATAAGTTGTTTACGTATCACTTCACGTAATTTTATTTCTTTCATAATATTCCTTTTAATCTATTTAATATAAATATACTAAACTTATTTAGTAAATCCTTTATCCATTGCAAAGTTTGCTCTACTAAATTCTAGCCTATCAACTAGTTTAACTCCATTGCCAATACGATCAACTGCTACATAGCCTTCTGGCGCAGTAACTTTAAGACCACCCTTACCATCATCCACAAAATGTTTTGTTGTATATATAGCGGAATTATATTTATTTACAAATATCATTTTTGCATCTGCAAATAATTTTGATACTTTAAATAAATTGATAATGTCTTGTTTTCTAAATTCTATATTAGCTCTTTGTTGTTGTCCTGCCAAAGTTGCTCTTTCTTTACCTTTAACCGATTTTAATTTTTCTATCTTTTTATTAATTTTTCCTTGTGCCCATTCTACAAATGATTCATATGATTTTTCTGGATTTTCTAAAAATCTATTTGTTTTTATTTCACTATTAACATATACATTTAATAATGCTGACGGTAATTCATCATAATTAACTTTTATAGAATCTGCTTGTTTAATTTTATTTAAAACTTGTTTGGCCTCATCATTGGTTAATAACACTGTACCTGTTGTATCTTTAAAAAATGCATCATCATACCATACATTTGGATTTTCACGCAATCCACTCACATCTGCTCCAAAGGATGCACCACTTTGTAAATCTTTATAAGTTGTATGAAATACAATTCCAATTCTTGACCTTGCAATACGCTTTCCTAACTCTGAATCTGTATCTACTGCATATGTAATAGTATTAGGCTTGAACACATAATGTTTTTTTCCATCAATTGATTGTGTTTTAAGAGATTGTTTATCAAACATAAAATCGCCTTGGAGAATATTTTTTATACCTAATGTTGGGAAGTATTCTAAAGCTTCTAATAATTTTTTTGCTAATCCTGGAGCTTGGCCATGATTACGTTCTATATCTTCTTTTGTGTAGTTAATCTTAGGTTCTTTATTAAAGACGGACTTTGTTCCTACAAAGAATTTACCATTGTCAGGATTGATGCCAGTAAAGATAGCAGGTGCTCCATCCCATTTAACAGATGTATTAACTTTTGCATTAGAATTGCCCTTTAAATTCCTAATAAGTTCTAATAAAAATGATTTGGCTAATTTATATCCCTGTGCACCTTGAGTGATTAATAATTCTTCTAAATGAGTTAAATGTGTATTTGCAGATGCTTCTGTTAAAATATTTTCTTGTACAGGTATTAATCTAAATTTAAATGCTGGACGACCATTTATTAATAAATCTCCTTTTTCATTTTTAGTTATAGATTTAACAACTACTTTTTTATTTTTAAATTTGCCCATTAATACAGTATCACCAATGTTAACTGGAACTGATATATCTTCCATTATGGATGACCACCACTCTTTTGTTAATAGTTGTTCTTGTACTAACGCCTCCGGTTTCATTGGATCATTTTTTGTACTATCGATTGCATCCTCTGCTCCTAAGAAATCTAAAAAGTTATAACCAACATTAGTTGCAATATTTTTTATGTAATTCTGCCACTTTTTATATGCAGGCTTACCTTTTATATTACCGGTATAATCTGTTCCAGACATTGATGTTCCTGCCTGCCCTACTGGAAAATATGAGACACCTAATGGTGGGCCATCCGGAAAATTAGTATTTCCTAGTTCTGACATGCCACCATCCATGATATAATTTAATACTGAATATCCTAATGATTCGGCCATTTTTTTAGATGATTGTTCATATGCAGTTTGACTTCCATAAAAATATCTAGGGCCATCATCTACATCAGTATTACTTCCAGCCGATGTTAATGATACTTCATTGATAGGATATTTCAATAAAAAATTACCTATAGTTTCTTCTTGTAAATTTTTAAATTTATCTAATACCATTTGATGTATTGGCTTATTATAAAATTTCATTATGTCTTTAAACATAGTTGCATCTGCATTTGCCAATGATTGTCTTAATGTTGTTCCGGACATTTCTCCTATGCCAGGAACCTTTAATGAAACATGAGGTGCAATTAATGTATATGCCCCATCTTTATAACCTACATCTGCTACACCTTTCCATGGTCTGAAAAATTTGCCTCCTAATCGTTTTGCATCTTTCTCTCCTACCATGAATACCGCTGCAGTTGTCTCTGGATCAAAGTCCTTTAATAATTCAACGGATTGATATGGATTGCGAACTTGTACAACATTTTTAATGCCGTGTTTATTAATTATAGATTGTTTCTCTTTGAAGTTTAATGGCGACTTAGGTAATTTTACTTTGTCTGATGTTACTACAAATGTATTTGCCTTACCAAACTTTTTTGCTAACCAATTATAGGTTTGCACATGATGTGGACCCATTGGTTGAAACCTGCCTGGAAATATTGCAATTACAGTTTTTATCTTTTGTTCTGTTATCAATTGTTCTGCTATCCAAGTTCCTAGGTTGTTCATAATTTCTTTGTTTATTAAAGATAAGAAAAAAATCTCACGATTCCTAATCTTTTTATATAAATATTTACTGATCTTCTAATGCCTTCAATCTATTTTCCAAGTCTTGTATTTTACCTACCAAACTAGCAATAATAGCTCTTTCATCGATATCCACCGGTACCATTCTATCTGATACTGGATCACTATGATCACCCTCATCATTCCAATCCATGTCCGGGCCATATGTTGCAAAATGGGCAGACGCAGATGCCGCTTCTTCTGCTATAAATCCTAAGTATTGATTATCGTCCGCTGACTGTTTATATTCAAAATATTTGGGTTCAAGATTTAAAACATCATTATAAATACTTGATGATGGTGTTAATATATTCTGTTTTGATTTTCTAGTTGAAGTTGTATAACTTATCTGTCCGGAGGCATATGAATATCTCACATATGCATTACCGGCGACATTTGCCAATCCGGTAGCAAAATATTTACCGGTAGTAAATACATCGTCTGTTGTGGTGCCTGCTCTATCCGATGTATTTGTGATATAAAGAGCATATCCGGCTGCTGAAGGTGTATTTGGATCTACACCAATATTAATTGTACCATTTGTAGTTTGTAACCCACTATAGAAATTATACAATCCCGACGGGCGTGCAGTACCATACCTAAAGTCAAATGATGAGACGCCTAACAATCTAAAGTCGTTTGCTGATCTTACAAATTTAAATCTATTACCAGACCTTAAGCTCATTACCCTGCCAGGGCTGGTTCCAACACTTCCTACTGGGCTAGGGCCATATTGTACACTGCTTATTGTCCTAGTCTCAAATAGTTGATTAAACCAATCATCATCATCTCCCCAAAATCCATATGAATATCCGGAGGAAACGGAGGAAACTCCACATGCAAATAATATTCCGTTGCCAACCGCACCTTCAATTGTTACTTCATGTCCGGCATCACCTGGATAGGCATTTGTTGTTGTATATGGAGTAAGCATCATTCCAATTGGATACTGTGGGGCATACTCAATACGAAGAGACTGTGCTATTTCTCCGCCTAAAGATCCATCTAATACTAGTCTAGTATAATTTATTCCGGATACGGCATATGTTTGGTAATAATCAGTATAATTACCACTTTGAATTTTTATCAAATTATATATAAAATAATCTGCTTTTGCATAATCTGACAATGTTATATCTGTAGCAGTAACTGCGCCATCTGAATCTACACTAAAGTTACCTGCGTTAATTTCTAATTTGCCGGCGGTATGATTAAATCTCATATAATTACCGCCTAGATTTCCAACTGCAAATTTTGCAGCAGGTCCATCCATTAATATACCATTGGTTGAGGTATATGCATTATTTCCACCAATTTTGATTAATCCGGCATCCAAATCCATTTTTGTACCAACGGTGTTGGTCAATGTTACTGATTGTATTGCACCAGTACTAATACCTGCTCCTGATATTGTTGTACCTTGTGATACCTTTCTAACATTCATTGATTTAACATATAGTTTAACCGATGCTGGAATTCCACTCCATTTTAAAACTATAATACTAAAATATTTGGCAGTGGCAGTTGGAATATAGTTTGCATTATAATTTACATATGAAGTTGTTATAGGTCCATTTTCTTCAGTTACAGCACCGCCATTATCAAAAGTCCAACCTCCACCAACATAATTTGCTGCACTAGTGTTTCTGGTATCTTCTACTGTTCCGGCTTCTGAAGCGCCGGCGTTATGACTTATAGTGTCTTGTATTCCTGTGAGTTCTGAATCGTATTCATATATTCTAATATACAATCCATTGGCATCATTGGCAGTTGCTTTTAGGGTCAATTTAATTTTATAATTTTGTTGAACTTCTATAGGAAATGCATGAGAACCTATACCAATTGTATTAACTGAAGCATTAGATAATTCTACTATACTACCATTACCATCACCTAAATCTGTAGATTTAAGATTACTAGTAATAGGATATGCATATACAGTTTTCCATCCACCTGGTCTGCCATCTGATGCTAATACATGTCCTGTTGGGTTGCCAAATAATTCCCCGGCTGATGAATTATATCCACCTTGAACCGTAATTTGACCTTTAACTGCTAATGTAGTTCCATCCCATTCTAATTTAGTATTGGGAGCATCTGTACCACCTAACTTAAATGTTCCATCATTCAGATTAAATTGTGAACCTGCCGATGTCGTTAGGTTTGTTGATTCTAATATTCCGGTACTAATACCATTACCTGATATTGTTGTTGTGGCTGGCTGGCCATTAACTGCCCATGATTTGAATTTAAAGTTACTATATCCATTACCGCCGGTCATTCCATACCAAGACGCTCCTAGATGTAAAACAGGATAACTAGCATATCCGGCAACTGCTCCGGCATAAGTTGGTGCCGTAAAATCACCATTTTTATATGCTGCATACTCAAATCCACCATCCGTTAAAGCTTTAACTCTAAATCTCCATGAATCTCCAACTATCAAAACACTATTTGCTATGGTTACATATGCCATGGTACCGGATGTATTTTTATAATAAAACTTCAAGTGAGCACCATGGCTATAAATCATACCTGCGCCATTGGGATAAAGAGGAGACCCAGGTAACCAAAATCCATACATGGTTAATCCGGAGGTGCTGGTATTCATAACTTCAAAATCCATTATCAATGTTAATCCATCGGCCTTAGTAAGACCTACATTTGATATGATGCCACCATTCCAATTGGTGGATCCAGCATTCTGTCCAAATTGCATACCGGTTGTAGTTGCTGACTGTTTTGTATTGTTTAATGTCCATACTCCAGTATCCAATGTCTGACTACCATTCCCGGTAAAGTCATATGCAAAGCTTTGACCTGAAGCAAAATCTTCTGGATTGGTTATTGATAAACTACCAGTCATTCCTAATGTTGTTCCATTCCAAGATAATTTAGGTGAACTACCGCCTCCTAATTTAAACGTGCCGGCATCTAAATCAAATTCTGATCCTGCCGTAGAACTAAAGTTTGCTGATACTAATTTTCCGGTTGATATTCTGTCTCCGGATATATTGGTTGAACTTGGAGGACCGGTTGGCATATTAAATAATGCTGCCATATTATTAGCTGTCAATACAGAATTATATATTCTAAATTCTGATATATATCCGGAAAAATCATCTGTTGGAGCTCCACCGGGGGAGTCAAGTTCTCCACCAAGTATCATTTCATCACAATTTGCAAATTGAGAAGTATTCACATTGGCATTGGTAAAGTTTCCTTGCAATTCGCCATCTACATATAATTTTGCTTGTGCCCCATTTTCAGCAACAATACCAACATGTCTCCAAGTGTTGGTAAATTCTTTACTTGATGTTGTTATTTCTCCGAGATTAACTGCATTTATCATAAGGTATACCTTATTATTGCCTCCATTGTAGTCAATAAAGAAAATATATTTATTTAGCGCGCTATTACCAGAAGCTTGATGTATTCCAAATACTGCTTGGCTAGCGGTGGTAGTTTTCTTGATCCAAAATGCTATTGAAATATCCATATTTGCAGTTAAGTCTAATGCAACTTGATCTAGATGAATTACTGAGTCGGTTCCATCAAATTGAGCTGCTCCCGGGACTGGGCCAGCTGTTGTTCCAGTTACAAATGTTGTTCCACCACTTATACCATCAGCATCTGCATTACCATTTCTATTATTACCTGAAAAGTCTAGAACTCTGAAATAACCGGTATTAGCCCTTACCTGTCCAGCTAATGGAAAATATGCAAATAGATTTGTATCATCGGGCAAATCATTTTCTAATGCAAAATCGCCTGGATTGGTTACTGTTATGTCTCCGTTAACCACTACATTACCGGCGCTGTTAACTGAGAAGTTATCAGAATTAATTTCTAATTTGCCAGCAGTATAATTAAATCTCATATAATGGCCGCCGGCATTACCAACTGCAAATCTTGCATTCGGCCCATCCAATAAAATACCATTACCACTTGCATATGCATTAGTACCACCAATTTTCATAAGGCCGCCATCTAATTGCAATTCAGTACCTTGTCCAGTTGATAAATTATTTGATTTGATACTACCAGCTTTAATTGCATCACCACTTATTCTGGTCGAGCCTCCTCCATTGTTAATTTCTGTTACTCGTATATAATCAATTAATGTGGTTGCGACTTGGTTACTTAACCCAGCTATAAACACTGGAGCTAGATAACCATCCATGTTATTACTATGTGCTTTTGCAGGAGATGTAATATCTCGTGCTTCTCCGCCGGCATTGGACGAAGCCGTACCTTGCAGATACCCCTTCATTATTTTCCAGTCGTCTAATTCAGCTTTAGTTTCTCCGGAAGCTGCTATATAAAGTACCGAGCTAAAAGTATCTGCACCGGTGGCATTTGACTTTGTAACACCATCTTTTCGATATCCAGAGAATCCAGCATAAAATAGTGGGTTGCCGTTAGCTTGAGGTACTTTAGCTCTAATTTCTACTTCATACAAAGATGTTTCATTGAATGGAATTAATTGATTACTAGTACACCACAAATAATCGCTGCCATTATTAGATCCTACTTGTAAATAGCCTCCTGTAAATTGTCCTGCGTAATCTGTTTTAACAGCTGTATCAGCTAAACCGGTTGCAATATAAGGAAAAAATCCAATGCCGGTACCATCTGTTTTTGGTGCATCTGGCTGACTCACAACTGTATTTGAATTGTTTGTATATGCACTCCAATCTTCAAAAAATACCACATTACCTGCTCTTGGCAATCCTTGAAAATCAACATCTCCTGATATTGTGATATTACCATTAGATCCACTTATGAATTGTGAATTTGTACTACCTAAGAAAAATTTATCAACATCGACCCTAGCATTAGATCCACTTATTAATAATGATTTATCTCCATTATTCCATGCAAAATATCCTCCGGATGGAGTTGACGAGCCACTTGCACCGCCTCCTAGATAAAAACTTCCTCCAGCATCTAAGAATGATGTAAAATCTCCTAATGTAGCATTTCTATATGGAGCATCTCCTGCACTAATAGGTCCATGAAAACCAAATACATTGGATGTCATTAATAAACCTGAAGATAATCCGCCTTCTGTATTAATTTGTGATAATGATCCAGATAGAAAACTAAAACTAGGTCCTGTTGCTCCTGCTGCTCCTGCTGCTCCCGGTTGACCTGCAGCGCCGGCGTCAGCTCTACTAAATGAATATGTCTTTGTAAGTGTAGCACCTCCCTGCGCATTATCAATAATTGTAATTACAGCTGTTCCAGTATCTGCAGATACTCCAGTAGGGATAAACTTTCTTTGATTGCTTACTATATTATTTGATAATGTAATACCTGTTTGTGTTTTTGATGTTCTGTAAGTGTTAGTACCATATGGTGCTGAAGCGTCTAATGTGTATTGAGTAGTTCCTTTGAATACTCTAACCTCAGTTGCGCCGGCTGCCAAATCATTACTACTTACATTTCCACTGGCATCGGCCGGGAATGTATGAGATTCATTTGTTAAGAATACGGTATATGCATCTGCCCCTGCCGCTCCTGGAGCTCCAGCTGTTCCATCAGTTCCGGAAGATCCTCCTTGAACTTTAAATATTGTTGTAGAATCTGTTAATCCATCTTTAGTAACACTTATTGTTAACGGTAAATTTGTTTTTTGGCCTTGAAGGCCACCATCTGTTGTTTCTGCACCATATGATAACGACCCAGACGATATACCACTATATAAATTATTTGATACAGTTACACTTCCAGATGCAACCTTGAATCCAGTAATTGTAGTACTTCCGGAAATAATTGTAATATCACTAGGAGTTATTACACCACTTAAATTTTGTTGTGCTATATTAACTGTTATAGCTGTAGGCGATGCTACATTTGACGATGCTGATGCAAATGAAAATATCTGAGAATCTGTAGTTAATATTAATGATTTTGCAGTATTTGAAGCAGTTGCCTCATTTATCGCATCTTGAACATTTTCGCCCGATTCTAATCTTAATTGTCCTCTAACTACTAATGCAGACCCATCCCATGTTAATTTATTACCTAATGAAAAATTAGATCCAGAATCAACATAAAATCCAGTATTGGAATTGGCATGAACTCCATTTCCGATAAACAATTTACTAGACTCCATTTTTATGCCGGCAATAGAACCTGTATTAGCTATTATACCTCCTTGAAGAAATACATTGGTAGTTGCTAATCCAAATCCTGGAGAAGAACTTCCAAATACATATTTTGAATTTGCTAATCCTTTAAGGTCTCCTAATCTTACTTTCAAGTCTACATCATAAACTCCAGATCCGGTTCTTTCAACTATATCCATATATGGAGTTGCTTGGTTGTTTGGATTTGCATTTAATCTAATATATCCCGTACCTATTTTCCCTGTTGATACAATAACTTGAGATCCACTATAAGATTGTGCACCACCTGGAGTGTCTCCTAATGATGCTGATGGCCCGACTGGGAATGAATCTCCATATCCTCTAGTAAGGAATAATTCTCCTGAAAGATCTGTTTCGCTTCCTTGGTTATTTCTAGATGCAGATATTACTTTTACATATTCAGTACTAAATCCAGTATTAGATACTTTCTTTAAAGATAAAATTTCATCTGTAGAAAATCCTGAAACATTAACAACTGACATTGTTGCATCTGTAGCAAAATAATTTCCTGATGGTCTAGCAGCTGATGATGTTAATGCTGTGGAATTTGCTACATATAATTGACCACCAACCGCATTAACTGTTTCTTTTTCAAATACTGCAGTTGATAATGTTCCTCTAATTTTTGCATTTTCAAATTCAGCAAATCCATTAAAGTCTGCGGATATTTTCCATCCTTTCAAATCAGATGCATAATCTGATGTTTGTATACTTCCTGCCGAATCTATTACTATATTACTACCGGTAATTTTAGTAGAACTTATACCAAAGCCTCCTATAACTCCTTCGGTAGCTTTTAATCGACCAGCTAAATCGACGTTGAATGGCGCATCTGCAAACGTTGCATGTCCAAGTTGAATTCCCTCATCCCCATCTGCAATAAAAATGCTATTGCCAGATCCTAAAGTTATTCTTTTACCGGACGGATTCAATTCAAAATTAGTTGCTGTAAGTGTATTTGCGCCTAATGTAAATCCGCCTATTGTTCCCGATGTGGCTTTTAATACACCGGCATTAGTTACACTAAATGGAGCACTTGAAAATGTTTCATTACCCATCTGAATTCCGGTCTGTGGAATTAATGCTATAAAGGTATTGCCTGAACCGCCACTTAATTGACCCGGTGTCATTGTAAAGCCGCCTATTTTACCACCAATAAATAATGCTTTAGATCCAGTTACTTGGCCACTAGCTTTTAATATTAAGTCATTGGTAGTAGAATTGATTTGTGTACTTGATAATTGGAATCCTCCAATTGTTCCCCCATCAAACTGTACTTTTGATCCTGTTACTTGGCCAGATGCTTTTAATCTTAGATTATGTACATTTCCATCTAATGGAGATTTAATTTCTTCTGTGTTAACTACAAATCCTGCTATAGATGCAGATGCAAATTTTGCAAACCCGAATTGATCTATGGAAGATGATGCATTTGCTTGAGTGGATGCCTGGCCATTAATTAATGCTGGCGTAAATATTTGATTTGCTGTTACTGAACCTTCTATTACTACTCCGCCAGTAATTCTTCCACCTGATAATAAAACTTTTGATCCTGTTATTTCTCCCGTATCCTTTAAAACTAAACTTGCTAAATCACTTGATTTAATTGCTGCACTATCTATTGTAAATCCAGCAATTTTTGAAGTTCCATTACCATCTAATTCAACAGCGTAATTTCCAGATCCATCTCCAGAGAATCCAGCTGTGCCTGAACTAGATATAAATGATCTTGCATTGGCTTTAGTTGTTCCGGCTGGTGTAAATATTTCGTCTACAGACAGATCTCCTTTTACAACTAAATTAGTGCCATCATATTGCACATATTGATTAGTTGCTTTATCACCAAACAATACTTTGGAAGCTGATATCTGTCCGCTCGACTTAAGTTGAACTGCTCCGGTACTGGATTTTATAGTAGTTGTATCAATTTCAAATCCTGCAATCTTTGATGTTCCGTTTCCATTTAATTCAACAGCATAATTTCCAGCTGTGTCTCCAGAAAATCCCGCTTCGCCCGAACTAGATATATATGATCTTGCATTGGCTTTAGTTGTTCCAGCTGGAGTAAATAATTGATTTACGGATAGGTCTGCATTTATTATAGCATCTGCGCCAATTATTAATTTATTCTCTTGGGGATCTAAATGAAATATAGATGAACTAATTTCTATATTTCCTCCTGAACCACTTATAAATTGTGTATTAGTTGTTCCTATAAAAAACTTTTCTGCTTTTATATCAACAGATCCACCGTTTTGTGTTGTAAATATAAAATGACTATTATCATTATCTCCAACCAATTGCATTCCAACGCCTTCATAAGTATCAACGCCTAAAGTCATGCTATTAGATCCGGAGTAAATTAAGAATCCACCAGGTGATGTTCCGGTTTTAGTATTTGTAAATCCATCATATCCTATAGATCTAATAAATCCGGAGCTAACTCCCGCTAATTCTATTCCAGAGTTAATAGTATTACCTATATAAACAGATCCTGTTAATAAGTTATCAGTACCTTCAATATATGTATTATCACCATCAAATACTGCTCCATATGCAAATGTTTCTAAATCTGCTTTACTGCCTACAGTATCAAAATATAAAAATTTAAATGTTAACGGAGTATTCATGTGCTCAGTCGGAATACGTTTTGCAACTCTTACATAGTTTGGACTAAATCCCGTTTCTTTATCTGCTAATATTTGTATATCAGAAATAATAAATCTACCCATACGAGTTACAAATTTCAAATCTAATGGGTCATTTGTGTTAGATGTAAATTGAAATTGTACATTTGTAATTATGCTAGGCGTCGTATCTGTAAATATAGTTCCTATACGTGATCCTAGAGGGCCTTGATCTCTGTAAATATTAGTTAATGTATTTTTCCATAACGGATGAATAGATGGATTGCCTATTAGTATTTCTGAAATTGGACTATCTTGTGTTATATCGCCATTAACATATATATCTAGCCTAGGAGTTTTTAGTCTAGGATCTCTTGCAGAATATAATCCGATATCCGGATGGGTTGCAATTTTAAATGATACAACGTATGTTGTATCTGTATAAAGATTGGGTCTATATTCAGGTATTATTTCAAGTGCTGCTCCTGAGTTATTAAAAGCTGTATATTGGTTAGTGACAGTACTAGACCAATTTACATCCATATCTATACCACCCATTAATGTATCAGTGTCATATCTTGGCGTTATTGATGCAATTCTAGGGTTTAGAGTAGATGGACTTTTTTTACTGGCAGACCAATAATTGTTAATTTCTTCTAAAGATTCTAATGTTCCAAAATTTTCATAAAATGAGCCGACAACAACATTTGTTTCAAATGCATTTTCGTCAATTAATATGTTTTGCTGTTCTAATATAGTATCTCCAAGATCTTGAAAATCTCCAAATTGTCCGGATGGTTTATATAATGTTTTAACTCTATATACATCTCCTGTTTTTGGTTCTGTATCTGCAATAATAATATCAGCAAAACTAGATGAATTTTCGGTAAAAATTACTTCAGAAGGTTTTATAAAACTTGCGGTAACATTTGTTGCTGTAAATGAAGTAATAACTAATGTTGTTGACTGAAACACTTTAGATGTAGCAGTTTCGTTCGATACTCTGCTATCACTACTTGGATTCGGTGCTTTAGAATTAGCTATTAGTATCGGTACTTGAAATGCTCCAAATGTATTTTCTGCATCATGTTTAAATCCAGATATTTGAGATAGCTTTCCACTCGTGGAGCTAAGCACAGTTCGGAGATTAAATACATATGAGCCACTTAATTCAATATCAGCTGCCGAGCCAAGTTGTGCAACTGCTTCATTTTCTTGAGATCGTGGAAGTGCTCTGCCATGGACATCTGTTTTTGTTCCCGCAGGTGCTGATATTATCGGATGTACTACCTTGATATCAAATGTCTCCATTGATCTAGATAAAGGGAAGTTTGTAGTTCTAAATATCGACTCTCCGGATACTGTCACAACTGTATCGGATACTGTTGTTTTGCCCGCGGAAGAATCTAACTGACCTTTTACAGCATTTGTTCTTAGAACAGAGGTTCCAACAGATTTGTTCGGAGAATTTCTAGATGTCTGTCCTTGAGTCACTGGTGGATTCGACGGCCCGGCAACCGCGGCTGCTGCAGATGCTCCTCTTAATACAGGCGCTTCTATTGCCGGTGCTGTTGTATTCGATACTGGTGACTGACTAGTTATTGTTACTGAACTATTAGAAGTAGATACTTCAGTAAAAACATTAAATAATTCGAGTGGTTGTCTGTAAGGCTGAACAATTTCTGTTATGGTAACTGATGGCTGTTTTGTAAAAATAAGTTCAGTGGTATTTGTACTACTCGGCGATACTATTACTTCTCGTTGCCATAATACATTAGGTATATTATAAAAGTTTGGATCTGCAGGATCGTTACTAAATGGTATTGATTGGCCGGGTCTGTAAACACCGGTTTCAATTATAGATCTTTCTAATCTTGCTGCAACATTAACTGTAGCAACTCCTGGACATGTTTCTGGATATATGTATACTGCAACAACTCTTGTTCCATCTTTTTCTAAATAATTTAATGGTTCGTAGTATATTGGATCTCCATTATAATCTACAATATCTATATATACTTTACAGTTATCAACGAATCGAACATTCTGCATACGAATTTTAAATAAATTCTTGCCGGCTGTAAGTTTATCCGGAAAATCTACTATTCCAAATAACCTATTAGATGTGGGCGATCGATCAATATAATCGTATTCAAATTTTTCTAAATTAAATAATTCTGCTTTTTTACGTATCGACACTAGTGTCTCCTATATAATTCTTTTATATAAATATTACTCATAGTTGATTCTAGAGTATCCGTTAGACTTTTTGATTTCAATAAGTTTATCAACTACATCTCGCATGGTATCAATATGAGAAATACACATGATAAATCCAAATTGAGATTTTAAATAATCGAATAATAAATGTATATTGTTTATGTTCTCAGAGTCTAAGACTCCAAATCCTTCATCTATTGCTAAGAAATTTGGCCTAGGCAAACTAGTTATATTAATTAATGATGTTCTTATTGCTAATGATGCAATAAATTTCTCCATACCTGATGTTAATTCTAATGGCCAAAAATTGTCATCATCATATATAATATATCCATTAATATTTTTGCCATCAGTTTTTAATATCATATTAAAATCCACAACTTGAGTTAATATATTGTTAACTTCAGTTTCTATTTGCGGTAATGCTTTTGATATCAATTTATAAGGAACGCCATCTCTTTTAATGGACTGTAAATAATATTCATATCCTTTATATTGTTTTTCTAATTCAGATAGTCTTTCAATTGATTCAATTGACTGCCTTTTAGATTCCTCTGCAACTTGTATCTTACCTGTTATTGTTCTTAAATTAAATTCTAAATTGGATATTTGATCTGTCAAATCATCACGTTCAGATATCACATCATTAATATCTCGTTGTTTTTGTAAATTAAATTTTATATCTGCTTCATGTTGTTTAGATTCATTTAATTTTTCTGTAGCTGATTCTATTAATGTGTCATATAATTCAATTTTCGAAAGACATGCATTTAAATTTTGTTGTTCACTATCACGTTGATTATTAATATATGTTATTGATGATTGAGTTTCGTTAATAACTTCTAAACTATCATACGCATGTGATTTCAATATAACTTCTTCATACTCTGATTTTTTTGATATGATTTCAAATAATGCATTTTCTAGTTGAGGTAATTCGTCTGCCGCTTTTTGTGTATCTTTGAGCCATGGATTTGCCATACAATATTCACAGTCTTTATCCCATTTATGATCATCTAATTTTGATACCATACGTCTGGCATGAGTAATTTTTGTATTTATTATTCTAGACTTATTATCGAACTCATTAATCATTCTTGTATATGATTCTAATAATTCAATTTCTTTTTCTATAGCCAATTTATCATACGAATTTAATTCCAATTGTAATGAACCTAAGTTTGTATCATATTTTTTAATTATATTTAAATGATCATCTTGTAAAGAATTAAATTCATTTAAGGAACTAGTTAGTTCATTAATTTTTATTTGGGCAGCTTCCGGTGTTAAAACATCATCAGATATAGTTTTTAGTTCTGACGTCAATGTTACAATAATATCATTTAAATCATTAAACATGTTGGTATGTTCCAACTTTTCTTGTTTCATACGATTATATGAAGGTGTAAGTTGATTTATAACTTTTTCTGATTCTGATAATGTTGTAGCATAATCATTACGTTTATATTCTCTAATTAATGCCGATGTATCTCTTATGTCTTCTGCTGCTATTTGATATTGCTTTTCAAATACATCGATATCTAAAAATTGAGTTAATAATTCTTTTCGTTCTCTTTGTGACTTATCAATAAATCCAGTATTATTGTTTTGTAATGATAATGCAGTTAATATAAAATCGTCATACGAGCCAATATATTTTTTAATAATTTTATTGGTACTATCTCGTTGATCGCCATTTAATAAAATTTTATCACCATTATTGTCTAGTGTCCAGAAATTTACAATTACTTTTACATGGCCATTAGATTGTTTTTTGCCATCACGTTCTATATAATATTGCTTACCATCTAATTCAAAATTAAATTTACAATAAAACATAGATTTTTTATTATTTAAGACGTGAGCTGCTTTTACTGTTCTAGAACATCTGTCAAAACAACAAAATGCCAATGAATCTAATAATGTTGATTTACCACTTGCATTAGCTGCAAATACTCCGTTAACGCCATGTATATTTGTGAAATCTATTTTATTATCTTCTCCGTAACTAAACATATTAGAAAATTCAAAATACTTAGGAATCCATGTAACATTACGTGTCAATTCTGAATCTGTTAATTTGGAGTGAACGGTCCTATTAATATGACGTACGCAATCTAACATTGTTTCTGATAAAGCTTTGTTATCTACTAGATATTCCGTTATAACATTATTCTGCCATTCTACATCTCTAACATTTCCAAATGATATTTTTTGTGCATTTACATCTTCGTTTAGTGTATGGACTTTCTGAACACTAATTTCTTGTACTTTATATTTAGTACGTATACTCGATATAACCTTTTTTAGTTGACTAGATGACGTACTTTTAACTTTTAGTCGTAACCTAGGTCGTTTCGGTATTTTATTAGACGGATTTAATATTTTACCATTTTCTATTTCAAATGTATAATATCCATAAAGATTTTTTATTTCTACAAATTTAGAAGTTAATGAAGGAATGTCCCATTCTAGTATTCCATGTAATAATCCCTCTCCATGGTTTTGTTGTATTAAACTGCCGGCATATGCTATAGTTTTTTCATCATTTAAAAATTGAGCTGGTTTATGAATATCACCTAATAATGTTAAATCATGTCCTTTAAATAAATCTGTTGTCACATGGTCATTTGATATACGAAATCCTATATCTGTTACTGCAGAATTAACAGCTCCATGATGTAATGCAATCTTAATATCCCCTTCAAAATCAGAAGCTTTTATATAATTTACAGGCTTTTCAAACACCGACATTACATTGAAGTGTATGTTCGAAATACAATATACATCATTGTCTTTAAGATAATGTAAGTCTGGGTGGTTTAAGGCTTTAACTATGGGAGACAAGGCATCTAAACGGTTAGAGTTATTTAAGTTACAATCGTGATTACCGGTGATCAATAATGTAGGTGCTAAATCTGCTAATTTTTTAAAAAAATCTGAAACTTGATATACTAATTCTGGAGACATATCTGTTTTTGCATGTACTATATCACCGGCTAAGTATATTATACTATTTTTAGTTTTATTTTTTTTAATATATGTATATAACTGTTTAAATACATGTACATATTCTTTATGACGATTAACATTACGTATATGCACATCTGCAACATGAAATATTTTATCTATCTTATCTATCCTTATATCTATAACGCGCATAAAATCTTTTCTTCAATTAATTTTTCTTGAGATAATTTATATGTATTATCTATCATTTCTTGTATTTTCTCAAATCCCATTTCACTTGGATCTGAATCCGGTAGGTCTACTAAATGTACATCTATACCATTTGCTATAAAATACTCACATGCTTCTAATGCTTGTTTCTTTGCATCATTATCTAAGCATATATAAATTGTTTTAACATTACGTTTTACTATACGCATTTTTAATGTATTGGATATTGTCTTACCAAATAATGGAATGGCATTCCTTTTAATAGCAATTGCATCAAATGCGCCTTCTACTAATATTATTGGCATATTCCAGTTTATATGTAATTCAAATCCTATAATATCTTTTGACACTCCTGGATTTTTATGTTTCCAAGCATCTTCTTCGTAATATGCACGAGATACGAAATAATTTAAATTACCATTTGCATCATGACTAGGAATAATAATTTTTCCGGAGAATAATCCAGAATCTGCATAACCTATTCTATATTTTAAAATATCATAGATATCTATATTCCTATTTCTAAGATAAAATACTGCATTTCGATATTCTGGCGATCCTTTATCAAAATGCCATAGTGGTCGGAATTCTTTAGGTAAGGTTAAAACTTCTGTATTAGTTGTTGTTTTACTAGGTAGGTGGTCTACATCGTTAGTTAATTGAATAAGTTTAGATATTTTTTGTCTATCTACATTTAATTTTTTTGCAAGAACTATAATTTTCCTGCCACTAGCATTACAAACCCAGCAATGCCAATGTTGTGATGATACATTAACTTCCAATTTCTTCTTCTGATGGTTACAGAATGGACAATGGAATGCAATATTATCATTTGAATTTACTTTACCAGAACCTAAGATTGTTTCCAGTAACGTAATTATCGCAAATTTACTCATATATTATTATAATATTATAATATTAGCATTAACATTTAACATGTCAATGTTTTCTTTCAAAACTATATTTTTCAATAAAAATTTAATTAATATGAATATAATAAAAATTTTTCAAAGAATCAAGCCTTTAGCCAACTTTCTGGAACATTTTTTTCTGCCCATACAATTCCGTGTTTATCACACCAATCGCCATATGTTGTTTTAGAACCCTTACGTATCTTAGTTTTAGCTGATTGAAATACTAATCGAATATCTAATTCTGGGTGTTGTTGTTTTATTAATAAATGTTTTTTGCGATCCTCTATAACCCATCTTCCTTTTGTTTCTACTAAAATGCCATTAGGCAATGTGAAATCAATAGTATATTTATGATGTGTTTCTGGCTTAATATAATTGATTACAGTATCTTCATACCCGAATTTTATTTTTTGTTCTGTTAACTGATCTGAAACTTTATGTTCAAATCCAGATCTATAACCATGCTTAATTGCATTTACTCGTACTTTAGATTTTGATCTCCACGACATACATAACCTTTTATATAAATATTAATAATCCCAACGAACAACGAAATTCATATCAATATCGTTTCGTTTTTGTACTGGTTCAGCTAATTTACCTACAGCTAATAATCTAGCTTTATCATCATATAATCCAATAGTTGTTATATAAGGAAATGCAGAACCCGTTACAAACATCGATTTACGAAATTCTCCGGGGCCATTACTATTTTCTTCATCTGTGCATGTATTATCATATCCTGTAGAAGGACGATATGTTGCAGATGGATTAACTGATATATTTGCTGCGCCTTTAGGAACTCGTACTAATACTTCATTTTCATAAATAGTATGAGTGCCCTTATATTTAACTGTAAAATCATTAGCTATGTTATTTGAACTACTTATAAATAAACTGTTATATTTAGGCATAGGTGATGATATCACTAACTGACCATTTTTATAAAATACATTACCAGCGGTACTATTTTGATATAAAGACCCGGAAATGAAATTTTGATTAGCTAAAGATGTTATCTGAGTTTGTGTCGTTGCATAATCATACATCCTAACTTCGGCAATACTTCCTTGAAATGAATCTCCTAAATCACGTCCATGGGATCCTATAAATGTATACGCTGTATTAGATGTCTCTTTACTAGGGAGTGTTCCGGTTTGTCCGGATTTAGTGCCATTAATATATAAATTACATACCGATGAAGAATTAGTTACTAATACATGCATCCAATCACTTCTGTAATTTGAGTGGTGTGCACTAGCTGATATATGTATTTGTGTTGATGCATCACTAGATTGAAAATGTATATGTTGATTATAAAGACTTAATTGAAACGGTGTTTTAAATTCTGAAAAATCTCCAATTCCAGGAATAGGCATATCAACCGTCTTATCTCTATCTTTAATAATTCCAGATTCTTTTTCAATATACTTTTCTGAAAATACTTTACCTTTTGATAATATAGATCCATTTATTAATGTAGTTGTAGGTTTAATATATAATGAAATTGTCCAATCATCACATTTTCCAAAATTATTAAATTTATCAGTATCATTTAATTGTATATAACTTACTAAACTACTAGTAAAATATCCTGACAATCCGGAATTCGATCCAGTAGCCGCATTATGAGTAACTACTACTCCCGGTTCTAATCTCACATTAGAAAATTTAGTTTCGCCATTAAAATTATTTAATAATCCTAAATTTAAAGGAAATTTACGATATAGACTATTAAATGACATATGAAATATAGAATTAGATTTTTTTGCAAATGAAGCACTAACAATTGCATGATCTTTTAGATTGCCATAACTATCATCATATAAATTAACAGAGTAATCTGGATAATCTCTATAATTTTTTATGTTACTATTAATAGTAAGTGATTTATGCTTAATTTTTTCACCTACAAAGCCATATGGTATAGCCATTGTAGATCCGGACATGAACAAAAACTTATCTGTTTTATTTATATTTGTTAATTCTAATGTTTTATCTGGACTAAATGGGTGTCGATAATACTTATGATCTAAACTATTCCATATAACATGCTGATTCGATTCATCTTGAAAGTTTATATCTTTATCATATTGTGTAAATGTATCGCCAACTGTTTGAGGTATAGTTAAATGTGACGCTAATTGTAACACACATCCTTGATCAATATGACTAGAATTTGTTATTGTATAATTTTTGTATGCATAAAACGGCTTATGTTGTACGTCATTTTTACGTAATGGCCGGAATACTGTTGGAATAGTTGGCATATCATTTTATTCTTAAAAATCTAATTTAACTTTAATAAGTGTTTCTTTTGTTTTATTTTTTAACAAAGGTTGACTTAATTTAGCTACTGCTAATAACTCTCTATTATTATTATATAATCCTATTGTTGTAATAAAAGTTTGAGGATCATTAACAAATGTCGTATATCTCAATTCACCCAAAGATCCAGTTACAAATGATGGATTATTTGAATAATTATATTCTGCATTTTTTACTCTTACAAAGTAGAAAGATGATTTAACTTGTTCCGATGATCTAGCTTGCAATCCATAAGTTCTACCAGCGACCGCAGTCATTGCCCCAGATCCAGATATAGATTTAAACATTCTTTCCATGTTTTTTCCATCAGTTGCGTTTGCATTATTCGTTCCAAAAGCAACTTGAGAATCTAATACATCAGCATTTAATATTGCAACTCCATACTCTGGATATAATAATCCATAATATACTGGTGCTGCTGCATTAAATATACTAGTGCCGGCATCAATGGATCCAGATACTAAATTATATACCTTTCCACTTTCTCCAACAGTTCCGGCTTGCGTAGATGAATCATCTATTATTTCTCTAATATCAACTCCACTAGCTAATCCTGCTTGCGGGTTAGTTGCATTAGCATTCATTTTAGCTAAATTGATTTCAATGTTTCCGGGATCTATCTTTTCTTTAAATCTAGCTCTATTAAAATTCAATACATATATACTATTAGTATTGACGCCGTTAATTGTAAATTTAAGATCATTAGGTGCTAATAATATTTGAGCATATTGTTTATAGATTGCTCTAGAAGGAGTATCATCATTCAAATTACCAGTTAAATCTTTAGATCCAGATCCATTAAAATTACCATATGCTATAGAAAATTGTTGTCTTCCGGAATTATCTACTACAGTTCTAAAATAACTTTCTTGTATTGCAGTTTGTCCGGATTGGGTCGCCATTGCAATCAAACTACCAGTATTACCAGAAAATAATCCGGTTGTTACTGTACTCACATTATTTGATAATATATCGTTTGCAGTATCAAATGTAGTATATACCCTACCAGTTGCAGCTGCTAATGCAGCAGCATCTCTTTCTGCAATTATCTGATCAGCTAACTGACGTGCTAATGCTTGGACCTGCGAAACGGCCGCGGAACTTTTTTCTCTCTGCATGCTGGTGTTTTCATATTTGAAATTACCACTAGTTGAATATGCTTTGCTTGCCATTATTTTTTACCCTTTAATTTGTTAAGATGATGCTTGATTTGCGTTTACCGGAACTCCTGGAGTAACTGCTAAAGCCAATTTCTTAACTGTAACACTAATCGATGCTCTACCACCCGTTTCATTTCCTATAATTAATATTGTTGCACCTTTATCGGTAATTAATTGATTACCACCAGTAAATTGAAATTCAGTTCCCGATACAGTAACACTTTGTGCTGCTTCACCATCTCCTATAAATTGAGGAACACTGGCAGCAGTTTGTTGTGGTGCTGTTCTAGTTGCAATTAAACTACCTGCTTCAGAATCTGATAATATTGCTGTATATCCGAATCTAGAATTTCCACCATTATAATTTTGTGTTTGAGGTGTAATTGTAATAACTCCACCCGATTGAATTATTGATGATCCAGCTAATCCTGGTATTGTAACAACCGGTATTCTAGCTGTTCCAGGAGCTAATGTTACTAATTTATATTTCATCATTTGAGTCTCATCTGGTAAAGCCTCTGTAATCGGCATATTTTCAATAGCCGCTCCATAAAAAGCAGTTCCTAATGGATGTTCTGAATTATATAAATCATAATCTACTTCATCATCTGCTAATGCAAATTGTGAAATTTGAAATTCGTTTCTGCCTCTTGCTAAAAGTTCTCTTCCTTTTTTGGTTAAGATTGCATCGACAGTTATTGTACTGTTATCTAAGTATCCCATGGTATTATCCTATAATTTTATTATAAATATGTACATACTATAATTATCTAACTATTATGTTGCCTGGAAGTATTTTACTTGTTCCTTCACTGGCTCTAGGTTCTTTTGTATATATCAATTGATTTGGATTCATTTCAAATATTTCTACTATAGGCCTGAAATTTAAAGCTGCAATACTCGACGGCTGATTGACGCCTGGAGCAGAAATCCGTGAACCTAAATATTTAATTGATGTATCCTTAAACATATCATCATCATGATATGCTGCGTCTATCAAACTACGACTATAAAATAATCCCATAGATTGACTAATCGCATGCGCTTGATTACGTTTTTCTCTATTTAATGAAGAAACTGATCCACTAAAATGGAATACTACTTCTTTTAAATATGCACTTTTTCTATACTGATCAACAACTGTATCTAATTCTGTAACAATAGAAGATGTTAAAACACAGTTTACATTAAAATTAAGAGCTATATTTATTGAACTAAATGCTAATGATAGCGGCTTATTTAAAATAAAATCAAATGCCGGTCCATATATTCCACTACTAGTAGGTACCGTTTCCGGTAGAAGCATATCATGATCATTTCGTTCAACTCCAGGCCTCTTAGTTAATGTCTGTTTAGATCTTTCTAACGCATTAGGGTCAATTAATAATCCAGTTACATCATCAATTCTTTCCGGCAATAATTGTTGAATTTGATTAAATAATGCAAAATCAAATTGAGTAAAAATTCTTATATATGCATTTACATCACTAGTATTTATAAACTTTTTCCAATAATTTACAGAAAATTGTTTTAATAACGGATAATCTACTTTAAATTCATCATCCGGATCTCCGATATAATCATCTAATTCTACATCACCTACTTGATTATAAATGTCTTTATTTATCTGATCAGTATAACTATAAAACAATCCTAATTTATTTGTATCTAATGACGCGTAGTCAAACAAAGAAGTTTCTGCGGTATTTGTAGGTGACAATTGACGTACTAATTTATTATCATCAAATCTAATTTTTTGAGACTTAGCACTATTCATACCACTAGAAACACCTTCTATAAAATATGTTTCTTCAACAGGAATAAAATTACCTCTTTTTGAATTGTCCGGAGTTGAAAATCCTACAGGTGTTGCATTTGCTATCAAATTTGGAAATGGTTGGCTAGATGATATCACAGTTCCGGGCTGACTTAAATCAACTCCAATAGTATTAGAACCTAATGTATATTGTCTAACTAGTGTATCATATGAACTAGTCGGAGATATTGCACTAACATATGATGTAGGATTTAATGTGTGTCTATCGAATGTTTTCTGATCTAATAATTCTAGCCACTCTCTATATTCTTGCATTGATCCAGAAAACGTAGCTGCCCTGGCACCTAAAAAGTTAGTCATGTATGTCTCAACATTATATGCCGAATCATTTGAACTAGTACTAGCACCTATATAAACTGTATTTCCATTGTCTGCACCGGCACTCGTATTGGACCACGTTTGGTAATGTCTAGTATTACTCGGAGTAATTGATAAACTAGAAGAAAAGTTAATCTTACCATCAGTTAAATCAGATGCATTTTCTACCTGTAAATTATATGTCGTATTTGTATTAGATCCGGTATTATAATGATCGCCGGTTGTTGTATAATAATATCTAACATTCCAATATTCTCCATTATATAAAGGTACCCATCCTGTAGATGCTGTTATAGGCAACCCGTTCTCAGATGATCCTTTTCCTCTACCATATGATACTACCATCCGGCCGAATTCAATACTTCCAGAATATGATCCAGTATGTTCTACAGCTATTAATGTTAGCGCCTGACCATCTTCATTATTTTGTGAATATACTAACATGTTTTGTTTAGCATATGGCTTAAATCTAAACTCTCTTGTAATAGCAGGTATTGTACCTCTATCGATACCCCATCCAGTTAATCCGGAAGGTATATAACTAGTAGGATAATTTATATTAGAACCAGAATTAAATTCTACAGCATATGAAAACTTATCTTCTATTAAAGCTGGAACATCACCGCCTACCTTAGGACCGCCATATTCTCTAATAGATAATATTGAAGATGGAATACCATATATATTCATCATTGCATCAATAGATTTTTTAGTTCCTTTAGTCTTTAAAAGATATGGTAAATTATTTACGATACGTCTCCATACCTCTTCTGTAATTGCTTGATCCGATTGAGAAAATATACTTCCAGTTTGGGCATATGCTCCAGCACTATTCGTGCCTATTTTATATTGCCATAACTGAGATGCCTGTTTTCCATTAGTTAATTCCCATCCCATTGACTTGGCAATATCTGGTAATAAATTTTTATCAATTGATAGTTTAGGTTGTTCTTCTAATTTATATACTTTAGTTAACGAATTAATATATGTCCATAATATATCAAAATGTTGTCCAATCATATTAACAAATAATTCATACTGATCGTTATTTTTATCCAAACGTATATGTTCTGGTATCGATCTTACTAAACTAGTATCATTTTCTATATCATATAAAGATGCGGTAGCACTTAAAGAATTAAACCAACTAGTTGCTATTGAAGATGTAGTATGATGTAATTTAAATGAACCATTTTGAAAATACTTAGGATATGGTTTAATTACATATTGTTGTGATCCAATATATCCACCGGTGTCTCCATGTGTAGTTAAACTACTAGTAGATTCGTTGTATAACCAATTCTCAAATCGATCAAATTCTCCTAGGAGACTATCTTTTCGTTTAGTATAATTAGAAATATTTTTTAATGTAGGAGAACTACTACTGCCAGACGATGTACTTAAAATATTTAGCTGCTGATCAAAGTATTCTATGTTTTGTAACTTATATTTAAAATTATTTAATCGTTCATTTGCAGATGAATATTGAATAAAATTTTGAAAGCCTGTATAATCTAATCCTAAATTAACTCCCATTGAGCCTGAAAAATATGAATCAATTATTTTTTGTGATGTACTTACATTGGTATTTAATAATGTGCTCCAAGATTCAAAATCTGTTTCTGTAATAGTATTATATCTAGATTCTATTTCAAAATTAGGGCCTCGTAGGATATTAGGCTTTGCTTCAACTGGATCAATATTAATATCTATTTCATCTATAATCGAATCATTATATTGTTCTATTAACCAACATGTATCATTTAATTGAAATTCTACTGGTAATGGTTCATATAATCGCATTACCATATCATCATCATTAATCCATTCTTTTTGATTGATAATTTTATAAATTTTATTTTGGCCAAAATTTAATGCAACATCTTCAGTAAATGCAGATGAATATTTTTCTAAATATCCATTAATAAGTTGTTGCCTAGTCCCTGGATCTAAGCCTTCGATGTCCGGCCGGAGTACAATTTGTACTTCTTGTCGATCAGGTGAAATATCTTTTATAGTCAATAATGGAAGATCACTACTTCCCATTATTTGTTTGTAGATGTTAACTACAACTTTAAAATAACCTCGTTGTATATTAATATTATTAAGTTCTGTAACATAATCTATATAAATGTCAGATCCTTTATATATAAAATTTTCTACATTTCTACTAGCTAGTAACTTATTACCCGTCGGCGAATAGATATGCATTTCTATATATGGCGTCTCTTCTAACTGAACAGATACTTGTTTTAAATTTAAAAATTTAAGAATTTCTTGCTTCCAAACAATCCCGGAATTCCTTCCTTTAGATTCTTGTAACTCTTCACTATTTGAATATCTAGTTATTGACATAATTAATCTTCTCCCTCCGGAGCTCCACTTGCTAAATTACTTTTGAAATTTTTTCCTGGGAAATAATTTTCAATTACTGATCTTACATCTGATGGCCAAGTAAAGTAATACTTACTATTTTGTCGATTCAGTTTTCCTCTTGCATATTCAATACAATCATATTGCTGTTTAATCATATATTGTACAATATCATCAATACGTACTCTTATATTCTCGCCCTGTTCAAACAACGTTAAATCTATATCATCAAATGCAGTTTCAATATTTTCTAAATCTGTTAATATTTGTCGGAATTGGCCCACTGTATTAGAATTTATAATTCGTTCATCTATTGCTGCTATATCAATTAATGCTTGATCGACTAATAACCTAGTTGATTCAAATGATGTATCTATTTCTATACACTTATCAAAGAGGTCTACTGCTTGTCCATCTTGACTAGTTAAGTCAGCAACTTCCTTACGTACAAATTCTAAATAAATATATGTACCTATTATTAGTTTCATATATGAAACTTTCTTTAATAAGTCTCTTTGCCTATTACCTGCCTGCCCCCGGGGCATCCCGCGTCGAAATGGATGTCCTCTAGGTGTTAGATCTAAGTCCAACAATAATGATTTAACTGCTATTCCTATACCTGCCACTGCCGCTACACCTGCTGCTATTGGTAATGCTCCAATAGCTATACCAACACCTGCAGCGCCAGCTATTCCGCCACCAATGCCTGCCCCAACGGCTAAACCAGTTGCAATACCAACTCCCGCGGCTGCTCCAGCGCCGGCTCCGATAGCAGCTGAAGCTGCAAAACTTGCTCCGCCTGGAACTCCATCTAAATCATTTGCTGTTAATAAATGTTTATCTCCAGTATTTAAATATTGAGACAATTCACTTAATATTGAATCATCTCTTTTAACTAATCTGGTAAAGTCTCTAAATGGCGGATCATAAAATAAAGCATCTTCAGCATTTTGACTCATAAATAAAAATAATCTATCTGCCCTTTCGCATAATCGCATAAAACTTGAATCGGTTTTTTTCTGTGAATATCTTTTTCTCCACTTCTTTTTCTTAAATTGAAACTTATCACGTGAAAACATTATTTTATATATATCGCCGGCCGGCCCTAAGGACGTATTAATATAATTTTTATAATTTGCTGGCGCAGCACTAAATCGTTGATCTAATTCTGATGCTCGAGCTGATAATGCCGGTAATAATTCCATTATATCTTTTTTGATAGAATCGATCGCCGCTTGGGCTGCAGCTTGTTGTCGTAATGTTAATAGTTGGTCTTTAGGGTAATATGCAATTGATCCTGCAGGCTCATATGGTTTTAAATAATCAATATCAAATGGAGCACCGCCATTATTATAGTTGTTTAAATAATCTTCATACTCCTGTGGCTCTAATCTATCTACTTCAGCAATATGAGAAAAATCACTCCAGCCGGGAGATTTAGCTTCTCCGGCGACAGCATTTTGATAATCAGTTACGATTTTATTGAAACTCGGAAATAAAGGATCTCCCGGTATCGGAACTCTTCCGGTGGCATAATTAAATACTGCTTCATAAAATGCTCTAATTTTATCTGTTTGTTCTTTTATATCGCCATCTAAAATATTATCATCTTGAAATACTGATACTCCGCCATTTTCAACCAATTTATTAATTAGGCCATTGGCACCATATAATCCTCCACGCAAAAATCCAGTTTCTAATGTACCACTAGTATTTAATATTGTTTCAAATTCTGCTCGTGATACAAAATCTATTCCAGATAAGTCAATATTATTAATGATTGCATATTCACGTAATACATTGGAAGAAATAACTTGTTTCCAATAACCATTAATCATCATACGTATTAAAAATACCAGATCGTCACTCAAGACTGGCGGTGTGCCGTTAGTTACTATTGTGTTATTATATGGTATACTCCACTGTAATGCTATTAATTTACCTTCATATTTAGCTCGAAGTTTTTCTCTGTATGTTTGTTTTTGATATACTTTAGGATCATAAAATCCATTAATTCTCTTCGCCGGGACTATCAAATAATCGCCAGGATCTCTTAGAAATTGTGTAGCATTTTCATCTTGACCGGGTCTGTAACCACTAGCAAATCTAATCCTAGGATTCCAACTAACAGACCGATCCAGGACTTGACGAAATCTAAACTCTTCTACTGGGTCAATAGTTCCGTCATTATCGGCTGTAAATTTACCGTCTAACTCTAAATCAAATTCTTTAGTTTGCTCCACTGTAGCTTCTTTTATATCACTATAAGTTTTACTACGTTCTACTAACATGACTTCTAATGTTTTATAATTAGGTATTGGTAATGCAGCACTGTTTTCTATATAAAATACACAAAAAGTAGATTTTACTACCTTATCTGGTTCAATGCCATTAGCCATTCTCGCATCAATTACAGCCGGACCACGTTTTATATATTCGTTATGAAAATCAGGCGGATTGAGATTAACTTCTTTATTGATTAAAAATAATCCATCGGTCCTAGGAGCTGATATAACATCTTCGTCTAAAAAATATTCCCATTCATCTTCTAATATATCGTCTAAGTCATCATCATCAATAGTAGGCAACATTTTATTAACTGCATACTTAGCATGTGTTATTTGTTCGGCATTCAAATCTAAAATTTGATTGTCATTACGATTTGTTAAATTAATATCATCGACTGATATTAAAGGGGGTTCTATTTTCTCAGTATTGGTTTGAGATACTCGTGTTTTGCCGTTAGCATATAACGGGTCATCCGGAAATTCTTCTCGCATTACATTAATTAATAATGAATGTAAATCTTCCGTCTCTACCTGATTACTATCTTCTCTATCTATAAATTTATTTGCCATTATTTAACAACCTTAAAATAAAATCTATCATCATGTATTTGCGTATCATCGCCATTATCTCTAATTACCTTTAAAGATATCTTATAATATCGTTCTGGTAAAAAAGTATTTAAATTTAATTTGAAAAAGCTGCCATTCGAATCACAAGATATCTGAGTAGCACTTTTTATAGTCTCATCAAATGGTATTATGACCTCATTAGTAACTGTATCTGAAACACTGTAATAACTAGTTACCGGTAATCTATCATTTGTTAAATAAAAAGAACTAGTTGCATAACTACTCACTGGAAATTCTGGACGGACGCCTATTCTAAATTTTGTTATGTCGCCGGATCTGTATTCTGGTCTAATATTTTTTATATAAGGCACATACATGTCAGTTGCAATTTCATTAAATGACCCTGTGCCGGATAAATTGACATCGTTATATGCAACTTCTAATCTAGGTAAAAATATGGTATGTGATTCTCTTCCAAAAAACTTAATTGTTCCTAATATAGATCCATTTATTTCTTGATCATATTTTCGTTTAATCATAAATCCATTATTAGCAATATCACTATCAACCCAACGTTGTACTATATCAGTAACATTCATTCGAATGTCTGGTGATTGATTTTGAAAGGACTGACTAGCTTCATATCCTGAACCTGTCATCCACGTTCCGCCTCCTTGATTATCAAACACTCCCGGATTGTTATAACTAGCAGCAGATCCAGTTGTCCAAACAGTACCAGGATTTTTTGCATCCTTGTAATGCCAAGATGCACCATTAGTAGTTATTGGAATATCTGCATGTGTTCCATTTCCATTACTCCATGATTCAGATATTGGAAATGCTTTAATAGTATATGATAAAGGAAGATCGGATGCATCTGATGCTTTGAGAGTTAGAAAGACTGAAGATGAATTAATTCCAGTACCTATTGGAGGTATTTTTCCGTTACTAACATCTGCTGTTATAGAAGATATCTGTGTTCCAAAATCTAATAATATTCTTGTATTAGTAGTATTTGCTTGTATAATACCATTTAACTTAGAGCCAGAACTAACTTTAGTTAATTCTAATATCTGATCTATTCCAGTATTTTGATCTGGAAATTTTTCATATAATGTCGTATCTCTTTCTGCGAAATATAATTGATACATTTGTTTCCTTAATTACTTATTACTTTTCCTTTGATATCCGAATTAGGAAATCTTATTTCAAATATACTAGGGTCTAAACTAGGATATACAATATTATTCTTTGTAGCTGTTTCAATATCATATAAATTACCTACATATCCTTTTGTCAAATCATAAAAATTGACAATTTCAAATTTCGGTACGCTTTGAACTCCCTCTGTTTTATCTACCTCTGTTACTAAATTAGATATATTTAATGGCATATTAATTTGCATAGAATCATTTTCAAATAAACGCTTTAACAAATCAATACATCTTAATAAAACTTCATTACTGTTATATCTAGGTAAAGGTATAATTTCAAAATTAATTCCTATATTAATTACGTGCGCAGATTTTATATTTAATGCATCTGTTAGCATTCTGAAATTTGATAAATAAGTTCTTAAATTTTGTCTTAATGCTACATTTAATGGTACAAATCTTTTTTCATTATCATATGCTAATGTATATAAATTTAATGCCATTGGATTAGAAATTGTTTCGCGAGGATATGATACATCAGATGAATCTTGTTGTGAATCACCAATTACATATGCTTTAGCAACAGATCCAAATTTCTTTGGCATTGAATAACAACGTACTATATAATCTTCTCTAGTTATTGCTCTATTCTGTGCTGCAAATGACGCCATTGCACTTTGTCTCAAACTTTCTATATTCTGCTTTTCTAGCCCACCAACAGCCGGGACTGGATTATTTACGGCAACAGTACTTTTAACATAATCTAAATCGACGCCGGTATAATTAATACTATCATTATATGATATAGTATCAATTGTATTAATTGAATTAACAACAACATTATCTTTTATTCCGCCGCCGACTGTATATGTAATAGTTAATACAATATTATCTGGGGCTAATCCATATGTACGTGTTTTTAAAAAGTTAGTAGGATCTACACTAGTAGTAGTTGTTCGATTTAAATATTCTAATCCCATTCCTACATTTTTCGGATTCGGTATTAATTCTTCATCCGCGTCCGAGCTTATTCCTGAGCCAAAAACTAATTCTGTTTTATTATCATCTCTCAATCTCGTAATAAATCTCCTAGGAGTCCTTTTTAATTTTAATATGTATGGTACTGTTGATTTATATTCAGCTAAAACCTCGTCATTAAATTTAATATTTAATATGTCATTAAAAATAGTATCTTGTGCTAAATAATCTACTTCATGCCATTCATTTCCTCTGTTATCTATCATTGATACAATATCTATTATGTTAGTATCTGGTAATGTAATTTTATCATATGCTTTTGGATCACCGAATGAATATGTAGATGTAACAATTTCTCCAGACTTAACTGGTACTTGTTTTTTAAATAAATAATACTGAACATTACCATCTGCATCTAATTCATATACAGAAATATCTAAAGGATCATTTGATGAATCTACATTAAAATCTACATTTTCTAATGTTCTAAATAAAGTATTATTGCCGCCTACTAATCTTGCACCTTCATTGACATTTAATGCATATCTATAATCCGGTTTAGCGTTGGCTCCGGATCCTATAGCCGGTATTAATTGAAATATATCTACCATACAATTAGCCGGTGAATTTAATTTTGACTTAAATCCAAATAATTGAGCTAATTGTAATACACTGCTATTTTCTTGTGCACTACTTAATAAATTTTCTTTAAATGATTGATCTGAATAAAATGAAAGAACATCACCTACATATGATGCCATTTCTATAAACATCATCCCTGGAGATGTTTCATTAAAATCTGCGTATGTATCCGGAAAATAATTTTTTGCAAAATTTATTAAATTCTGTCTAAATTGTCCGAAATCTTTATTTAAATATTTTACGTCTTTTTTTATAAGTTCCATTATTAATATCCTCCACCAATTGGAGCTAGTTGCAATTCTACTTCTGCCGTTCCTCCGTCTTGTACTATCACGGAATCCGGAGATGCAAAAATTACTATTTCTTGATTTGCTCCATTTTCAGTAACACTAAATGATAATCTAATAGCAATTTGCTGATTATCAATATTTCTTACAATTTTTAATTCGTTAATTTTAATATACGGTAACCATTTTTCAATATCAGCTGTTACCGTCTCTTGTAGTTGTAATTCTAAATCAAGTGTACTATTTTCAAATAATGCTGCTTGTATATTAGTTCCAAAATCTGGTAAAAAATATCTTTCACCTTTTCTAGTAAGTATCAAATTCTTTAAATTACTTAATGACTGTTCTTCGGTTGTATATGAAGATACAAACACGCCTTTACCGGACGAAGGATCTGCGTTATATGCAGCATCAGTGGCTCTAGTTCCGCCGGCGGATTTATTTAATGGCAACAATATGCCCAACGGCTGATCTGGTGTATCATTATATGGTTGATATTGGTATACTTGTCTAGGCAATTATTTGATTCCTTTTTTCTTGTCAATTGCTTTCATCAATGACGAATAATCTTTTGTCATTGCATTAACAACAGTAGCAACATTTTTATTATTTGTATCAACAGGTTTTCCTTGTATGTCTGTTAATGGTGCTGTATTAGGCTGTCCAAATGACTCTGCCATTTCACTCTTAAATGACGCCATCGATGGATATTCTTGTTGTGTATTACCTCCGCTATTAAAGCCAGAAGTTTCATTTAGTATATCATTTAACATAGTATCTTTAACATACTTCCTGGCTGGTTTAGTCGGTGTATTAGATACCATATTAGATAGATCTAACCCATGAGTTATTGCCTTTGAATGATTTGTTTTCTGTTCAGTTAATACAGATCTCAATTCTTTACGTACAACTGATTGTACTTCTTCTCTTATAACTTTACGTAATAGTTTTACGAATAATTCTGATTTCATTACTTATCCTTTTTTATAAATATCATTGTATACTAATTCAGTTATGTTATTCCGTTAAATACTACAATAGTAAATGGCGGTAATGACCCTGGTGGTAGAAATCCAATATAAATTCCTATAATTGTTGATAGATGATTACTAAATGCTTTTGTTAAATTAGTTGCTGTAGCCTGGGGACTATTACTTTTAGTCATAGCAAAATGCAAATCTTTGGCTAATAATAATGGATTACCCGGGAACAACACAATAGGACTAGGTATTAATACTACTGGATCATTAGCTACTGCTTGGCCGGTTATTCTATCAAATAATGATTTAGTGTCGCCCATACCATTTGCACCGGTACCATCGCCGCCACCTCCGCCGCTACTGCCGTTAACGCCGCCGCTCCCATCTCCACTTATATTAGCAAAAGAATTAGCATTCCCGCTAGAATTAGATTTTTGCACAACTCCCATTACAGAATTAAATTGATCTTCACTTATAAAGAATCCAGCTGGTACCGGGGCTACGCATGGAGGCGCCGGAGGGAATGGACTAATTAACACACCTACACCAGGAGTCCAATATTTTATAAATGCTAATGCGGCCGGAAGGAAATCTGCTACTGTTAGTCTTCTATCTTTACCTCTGTTAGCACTTAACATTTTATCTATAGCATCACGTAAAATTTTTTGACGTAGTGGCCCATTAAGTACGGGCTGAGGTGTAGGCCCTGAACCATATTTAACTGTTATTGGCGTAGTTGCTACTGTATATGCTGCAGCTAACATCTTAACAAATTGATCTTGAGATAAAGTCCCTTTAGTTAAAAAGTGAGTTACTGTTTGTTCGAATGGAGGCCAAAGCGCTGGCATTATTGCTTCATAAGTTTTAATTTGGTTTGTATGATCGTTGCAGCTGCTAATAATGTAGGATTTCCGGTAGTCGGACCAACACCGGTTAAATAATTCGATTCGGCACGTGCTGTCTTTAATATTTCTTCTAGAAACTCATCAAATAAATCAAAGAACTTATTCATTTCCATTGCCCATGTCGGTGTTGCAATATTCACATCTTCATTTGCCGATAATATAATATTATCCTTACGTGCATTAAATAATAATCTATCAGATGAAATTATTACTTGAGAATCTGAATATGTCTTTATACTGCCATTATTAATAGCACTTCCTAATTTTGTTTGTGACGAATCGATATCAATTTTTTGATCAGATGTTAAATATATTAATGATTTATCTGTCTTAGGATCTTCTATTGTTAATTTAGCTCCTATTTGCTTATAACCATTAGTTAACATTAAAATAGGACTTAATACATCACCGCCATCCCATGGAGTGTTTTTATTTTCATATGTTATCTTTTCTTGGTCTTTTATATTATTAGAAGAGAATCTGATAGAAGAACCGAATCTAGAATAAATTATTTTATCACCTTCATATGATTGTAGTCGCGAGATATCCGTATTATCTTCAATTATACTAGGCTTATTTTTTTCTATGCCCTTTTCTTGGTTAGGTTTTGTTGGCGGCGCAGCTGATTGTACACCAAATAATTTATTTTCATTGACCCTATCAAATATATTTATTATCTTAGTATAATAAAATTGATGTCTTTGAAAATAAGGATCTGCATCTCTATTTAATAATGCAATAACTAATACATATTCGCCGACTAAAGGAATATCAGTCATATAAGGATCTAATGGCATTGCCATTTCGACTGTTGTAGACTTTTGTGACATATTAAATCGTTTAAATTTAATTGCGCCCTGAGGAAATAGCTGTTGAGTTAATTGACTCTCAGTTTCTTTATATGAGATCTCGTTGTTTACTACTTCCGCTGCTATGAACTTTGCCATCGGCATCCTTATCTTGTGATTGTTTTATTATTTTTATTTCATTTTCTGCTTCTTCTAGAAGTCGATTACGTTCTTCATCAGTCATTCCAAACTCATTGCCGTCATCATCTTTACTAGTAACTGAAATTATACGTTGAACTACTGCAGCTAGCTTAACTAATGCATCATCATTTTTTACTGATACTTCTAGGTAATCTTTTAATATAGGAGCTATAATAGTAGCATCACCTATATTTTTGATATGCGGCTTAAGGTCTTGTATCAAAGAATCTATTTGTCTAGATTTCTTTTTTGAGTTATGGTATACATCTTTCATTAGATCTGAAAATGTAGTACCTGCAAATAATTCATATTCATTCATACAATCCTTTTAAATAAATATAAGAGATTAATATTATGAACGAAGCCTACCAGATTGTTGATAAGATATTAACATCTTTGCAAAATCTCTTCTCATAATATTGATTACTTTAGTAATATTTTGAGTTTTTAATCCTGTTCTTTCACGTATTAAAATGTAAATTGCTTTTTTGTTAAAGTTTTCTATATTATCTGCCATTCTAAATAATTCAACTACAGTATCTGCTACTAGAATATCTCTTTTATTAGTAAAGATCATATTCAAATTAGTATCATACCAATCACACCATAGTTTAACAAAATCTCTTAAAGACTCTTGATAACTAGTCATTGACATTTCATTTACTACATCACGGTGCTCATCAATTTCTATTGTATCTGCACGTCTTTTAAATTTTACATAGTTTGAATTATTCTGTATGATAAGATAATTCTTAGCAATAATAGAAAAATATGAAAATGCTTTACCTTTACCTTCTGTAAATTTAGTTATCTTTTCATTTAAGAATGCAACTACTTCACATTTAATATCTTCATATGGTACATCAAAATAACTAAATTTAAATGTATGATATATGTTTTCTACTAACTTATTAAATGGATAGTCAATATATTCTCTATAAATTTTATTACGCAGATCAACATCGCCGCCTGTTTCTTTATTATAAGCTACAATTGCTTCTTGTGTGATATAAGTAAAGTATTGTTTTTTACTAGGCTTACGACCTCTTCTAGCACGAGGAGGTAATGTCTCTTCAACTTTTACCCATTTATAAAATTCTTCTATTGCGTTCATTAAAATCTTTTATTTAATTTTTCTATTATATCACTTATTTCTTTAAATACATATCCTGTCTCATCATCAGCTTCAAACGATCCTAATCTGTCTATCTGCTTTAAATGTGAATTAGATTTATTTACTTGTGATTTTAAATCTTTAAAAAAAATATAAAAATCCGTATTTGATTTTTCTAGTTCTTCTACATAATCTTCATTTGCTTCTACTTTACGTGATAAATTTATAATAAATAAAATAGAACTTACTAATAATACTGATAAAATAATTACTGCCTCTTCCATATTAATCTCCAAATAATTCTCCAAATATCTTAGATGCATCTACTTTACTAGCTGCTTCGGATAATTTAGAAGGTTTTTGTTTAGGTGGAGATAAAGTCGGTTCATCTTTTACCCACATTTCATATTCTATTCTAGCTGCCATTAAATCAGCTTGATGCATTACATACGGTAAATTAATTCTTAACTTAGATTCCTTCATTCTGGAAATAAAATAAGCCTTATTACTTTCATCATATAATCCATCAGTACACTTTATGCTTATCATTTCATTAAATGATATTTTAATATCATGATGTTGTAATAACCATATCGATAAATCATTTACTAATGCAAATGGATTATTAGGATTGACTTTAAATATTTTGCCTTGATTTTTTCTATGCCATTCTGAATCGTTATGTATATAAACTTCATTACCATCTCCCGGAAATCCTATTTTACCTAAATCATGATTCAGTGCTACAAATACTAATTCTTCTTTAGTATATCCACTCATGTCTGCACCACTAGTGGTCCATAATTTATATACTTCTTTTGCATTTCTAATAACCCGTAAGACGTGATCTACATAACCTCCTATGAATGCATTATGATAATGATCGACACTAGATGCCGGCGCGATACTTATACGATCTTCATACTTATTATAAAGATTTAATAATTTTTCTCTCCTATCTCCGGAGAATTCTGTTTCAATTATTTCTAATAATTTACTCCAATTGATTGATATTTCTTCTGCTGTTAAACTCATTTTTTTTATATTATTTGATCAATTACGCCATATTCTAATAACTCTTCTGGCGTTGCAAAAAAGTCTGTTTTCATTTTATCTTTCCACCAACTAGCATCTTTTTTAGTTTTGGTTTCTAATAACTCATAGACAATATTTTCTATTGTTTTTACATTATCTACATATGCTGATATATCTCCCATCTTACCACCTATAAAACTAGATGATTGATGAAACATTACTGATGAACGTTTACTTGACATTCTTGTTCCGGTACCGTGTGCTAATAATATTGCTGCAGCTGAAAATGCTTTTCCTCTACATATGGTATTAACTTTAACGGAAAGTGATTCAATATAATCAACTAATCCTAACATGTCATATACATCTCCTCCGTCAGAGTTAATTATAACATTAATAGGATCATCTTTTGTTTTTTCATCACGATTTGAAATAATAGATCTTACTTTAATCATAAAATCTACCATCGATTCACTTGTAATATCACCATTCAGGTAAATAACAGAATCATCATAATCGACTAAGTTAGATAATATATCTGATAGTTTTGAATATGGACTATCAATATCATCTTCTTTATCGTCTTTTTTAGTTGTAGCCTTTGGCTTTTCTTCATATAAACTCATACCTAAATATAATAACTTTTTTTCGTAAAGGCAAAGATTAAATGAGCTTTTTTAATTGTCTTTCAATTCTTTTAAGAGATGACTGATTTGATCTGATATCTTTTTTAAGTATAGACTTATTTAATTCTCTACGAACAAATACCATCTGTTCAGCTAATTTATTTTTTAGATCTATTTTTTCTTGTTTAGATAATTTCTTTTTAGATTCTGGTTTTGGGGTAGGAGGCAATGTTCCTTTTAACTTGGGTTGTTCTACACCTTTATGAAATACAGAGCCATCACTGTGTACAAATTCTTTCATGAACTGCCATCCTCTGACTCTACCTTTAGATATATATCCTTTGGATATCTCCGGAGGAGCTGTAATACTTCTCACACAACTATTACATAATACTGCTACACTAGTAGCACTTATTAATTCATAATTTGTACAAGTAGTACCTTTATAATATTTATTGTTTGGATTACTATTACGACATATCATAAATCGTTCTCCATTACGTGTAACTGTTTTATATTTTATTTTTTCTTTTTTCATGACCAATATGCATTTGATGTTCGTTCTAACGGATCCTTTTCACTTTGAATAGATTCCTCATTTTCTTCTTTATATATATTTTCTTTTTCAATAGAACCGGAAGTATAATGTAATCCATCATTTCCGTTCTGTCCTATTATATCTACTCGTTTTTCAATTTGATCTTCATCCCATTCTTCGGCATCACTAGGATGCGGAGGTCTAAATCCATCCGATGTAAAATTATCATATTTTTTACTATCAGATTGTAATTCATCGAGCCAACCTTCTTCTAATTTTTGATCTTTATTAATAGTTGTTTTATTAGATACCAATTCAAATGCTTTATTAGCTGATATTAATAGTAATACTGCTAACGGATCGAATACAAATATAAATGCCAATACAAAATAATTAACTATGTTATCCATATCCATATTAGTTATTTTCGAAATATATTTTAATGGACCTACTTCTGCAACTACACTGTTATTAGTTGCGAGATTCAATATCTGTACATCTAATTTAGTAACCGAATCAGTTAATGATTCTATTTTTAAAGTAACTTTATTTCTTTGTATTTTAAAATCATTAAGTTGTCCCTGTAATACCTTTCTAGTTCTAGATGAAGTAGTAGTAATTATTTTTCCGGAGACTTTATCTCTATATTGTATTTTGTTATTAGATAATCCTTTTGTTAATTCAGTTATTGAATTAGCTAATTGAGACTTCTCATTTGAATAATCATCTAATTGTAATTGATATCTAGACTTTTTCATTTCAATCATTGATACTTGTGTATCTAATATTTTTAATTCGTCTGATGTAGTTTGATATGCGGACGTTAAAAATCCATATATACCTAATGAAGTTATCATCATCAATGTGACAACAGCTGTTGTAAGATATATTTTTAATAATACATTTAACTTTTTCCAAAAACGATGTAAAAATGTTGCTGTGATTAATTTAGATAGTTCTAATGCCGTTGCCATAATTATTACGGCATTGGCTTGTGCTGAAAATAATCTACTTAATCCAAATATACTATAGTATGCTGCAATGCCGGCTAAAGACAAAGCGGAAGTTAATACTATATATGGAAAAAAGTTTTTCATTCATTAGCTAATTGTTACTCTGTCAAATACAAATTTTAATTTTCTTCTTATCTCTGTCAATCTACGTGTTGCTTCATTTGTATCAACTGCTTGTTTAGATGCTAAATCTGTCAATATGAATATCATATTATCAATTTCATCTAACTCTCTTAAAACGTTATCTTTATCTTTCATAACTTATCTTTCTTTTTTTTTTTGTATAAATATCACGATACTTAAATACTGCCAACTCTTTGGCTTTGGCTTCCAATACAACATCTATACGATGTCCGTAATTTTCTATAGGATCTAAAACATAATCAGCATGTGCCTGTTCTCTTATCTTGGAAAATTCTTTTTTATACTTTGCAAATGTAGGCCACTCATCTATCTGATCCCATTCTATATTATGTTTACCACATACTTCTGCTAAATAATTTTTTTTCTCAATACGTCTAGATTCTGAATAGTGACAACATTGAACAACATCACTCGGCCATGTACTACCTGCCATCTCTAATGCTTCATGTTCTGTTAATTCATCAGTATGAAATGTATGATGAAAATAATCAAACGTAATAGGAATACCTATTTTCTGATGAAATAATTCATATAATTGTTTAACACTGTATAAACTAGGCTTATCATCATTTTCTACAACTAATCTGGCTCTACATTCGTCAGATAATCGATTATAACCGTTAATCCAACGTTTAGCAGTAGATTCTCTATCGCCATATGCACCAGCAATATGTATATTGATCTTGTTATCATAAGAGGGAGTATATCCTAATAGATCAAATAACTGTGAATGTCTTTCTAAACTAATTATAGAACGATCTACTACATCCATTGTAGGAGACCCTAATACATGAAATGGTCCTGGATGTGTAGTTAAACGATGCTTATGTTCTCGAGCATAATCGCCAGCAGCACGTAATGCTTCACTTATCTCTTCGTAATCAGGTAACTGATGTAATTCATACTGATCATGCCAAGGAAACAATTCAGAACCTATACGGAATAATCGTATCTTATTTTCTTCGTTCCATTTCAAATAATGAAGTAAGTCTTTAGCATTAGCTAACGCTCGTTCACTAAGTATTGATAAATTATCTGGATACCATGTTGCTTTTCTTGCTGTCCTTGAAGTAGTTACTCTACCTCCTAATTTTTTAGGTCTATTAGTAAGTGTCATATTGACACATGCATAGCCTATTCTTACTTTTTCTTCCATATCTAAATATAAGTAAAATTTTTCAATTAGGCAAATCTTTTATGATAAAAGTTTCATTTAATATTGATTTAATCTTCATTTAATATAATACTAATAACTATTGTTATTTATATTTAAAATGGAAATAGACACACAAATAACATTGGTCATTTGGATTATTATAATAATATTGTTAAGTAAATTTATTATAAAGGATAAGCAACAGTTCAAAAAATACTAACTAGTATTGTTATGGATGTGGTATATTGGGCTCTTCAATTATTTCCACATAATCCATACTATCACATAGATAAAATATACCATCTTTTTTTAGTATAGTGTTGACCATGAAATATTCCTTAAGATCATCTGAACTAACGTTAGTCGGTAACGTTGATTCCTTTATTGTTCTTTTAAGGACGAATCTTTGTCCATTAAATTCTAGATGTTTAAACCAATAACTCATAATGAAAGACTGCGGGTCTATTTAATTTATTTTATTGTAACTGTTTTAGGTTTATTATCTTCTGCTACAGGTGCATGCAAATGTAATAATCCATTTTGTAACTTTGCTTCTAATTGAGTAAGGTCAAATCTTCTAGAGATTCTCCATCCAAAATTAAATGCTCTTTGTGCTATATTACGTTGAATATATTCAGACTCTGCAATATTACTAGATTCTTTTTTATATTCAACTTTTAAAACATCTCCCTCTATAGTGAGATTGATATCTTTTTTTGTTAAGCCGACGCATGCAATATCAATATTAAGGCCGTCATTAGCCTCATATATATCTACTGGATGATTGACTCTGATTTGATTGAAAGGAGCAAAATCTCCTTCAAGGTCGAAAAAATTCTTAAATAGAATGTCGAATGGCGATGTGCCGTATTGTGTTAGTGTTCCCATAATTAATCTCCTTAAATGATTATATATTTTATTAAACTTTAGTTTTAATGTAATTAAATGACCCGCAGTATCTTTCAATTACTTTATATAAATATACTAATTTTCGCAAATCGGCATACTCAATCTTATTATAGAAAATGCTTTAAAATATTTGTAAATATCTAAACTAGTTTTCTTTATATCATATTCACGCGTTATTATATGACCATCTAACCAGATATTATATACACATTTATTAATAGTGGATAAATTTTCACTATTAAATGTAATAATATCATCGTAAGTTGTTATACAAAGTCTATGACCGGCTACTAATACATCTTGTACATTTGCTAATCCTATAGGCGATTCGTCTCTATATTCTTCTAATTTAGCTATTTGTTTTAACATTGCTCCTCGAGGACCTAATTTAACTGTATCATATAGATACTCTATTTTATTAGGTTCATCTAATAAAATGAATAGATCAAAATCTTCTTCAATTATTTCGAGCTCGTTAAATTTCATTTCACTTCCTCTATACTAAATATTTTTTTAAATTCTTCTAAATTAAGATTTTTAATTTTACTAGCTTTAATATAAGCTTCATCTAACGAATGCGACTGAACAATACCAATTTGTTCTTTATGTGAATCTTTAATATTAAAATATTTAAATTGCTTCATTTTATATAAATATTATTTTAGCTTACCTAGGAGTCCAATCTGATAAGATCTTTCTAATGCTGCTCGAGCCTCTCTACATGTCTCTTCAATTCTTTCTAATTCCTTAAAAGTTATATTGAAACTTTTATTGCCAATTATAAAATCACCTATAGGCTGATAATCATTTCTTGTACGAAATTGATCAGCGGTTAATGTTTTAGCTATATCAAAATCAATACCACTATATAATTTTCCAAATCTTTTTACTCTATCTTCATTGATAGCGTATCTACTATTTACACTCATTTTTATTATTTTTTTATTATTAAACAAAATCCGTCATCAGATACTGAATGATCTAATATGACGTTCTTAAATTTTCTTTGTGACCAATTCAATATTTTACCCGGGTCATGTTGTATTAATCCTTCTGTATATGATATCAGAACTACTAATCCTTTTGTTGCATGTTTATACATTTTTTCTATAGTATCACATGCATATGTAAAATCATCTCGTTTCATGTCGGCATCATATCTTAAATTACATGAGCCTATATTAATACACCAATCTTTAGTGACATTTAAAGGTAACTTAAACCAATCTGTTAATCTAATATCTCTATCCGGATCAATTATCTTACCGGCATCAATTAATGGGCTATTCATATCAATTCCAGTATATTCAACTTCTCCATATTCGGATAAATGCATTACATGTAAATCTCCTCTACCACAACCAAAATCTAATAAACTAGATCCTTGTGGAATATATTGTAAAGCTGCTTTATATGTATCCCATTGCTGTTCACGTGTATTATAACCTACTGCTTCTGCAGAATATTGTAGATATGTATCATCTTCTTCTTGCATCGGTTGTACTCGTTCAGGCCCTAGGTTAACGATATCTTTATTATTGTTATTACCTTTTATCATTTTTTTAATTTTATCTAACATGTCCTATCCTCCGTTTTCTATTTTCTATACGCATTAATTTAGCTTCTAAACTTTTCAAATCCATTCTTGTAGGGTGAGTTCTATTAAAATGCTGTGAAGTTTTACAAGCCAATGCTGCATGCGACCAAGCTTCTTCTTCAGTGTATACATCTGGTAAGAAGAATTCTTCTGCTATAAAAGTATCCCCATCGATGACGACATATGCGCCGCCATCTTTTTTAGCTATAAAAGCATTGGGATATTCTTTTAATACTCTTTTTTGATTCTTATCCATGATTAAAATGATCTAGGACCAACAACTGGGAATGAAAAATCCGAACATTTCTCATAATGATCCATATCCTTATCAACATATTCATTGTAATTGGCTCTAGTATGTCCTAATGAATTATCTATATATAATTTGCTAGGTTCATCTGTGTTCTGCATGAATACTGCAGTTAGATTAGAGTCTATAGAATATTTACTTTTTGGTTTATCAATTTGTACCAAACAATATCCACCTCCTCTTTCTGATCTAACATCATATCCTAAGATTTGATTTTTCTTTTTTCTTACATTAGTTACGATACCTACATGATTCTTATCTTCGATACGCATAACAACAATATTACCTTCAGTATATGCTATTCTCATTATTATGAATTTTGGGGTTGATTCTCGATAACTTTACAAATTCTTGTATCCTGGACTGCTTTGACTTCAAAGTCAACTCCACTGTCTAAGAAATCTTTGTTTACTAATGCCTCTGCATGTGTTACAGATGTTGCATTAACTAGATATTGCTCGGATACATATTTAACTCCCTTAGGAGTATCCGTAGCCACTTTTACTTTTGCTATATAATAACTCATATTTATTTTTTTAATTTAACTTACTATAAATATAAGGTAGATATATCGTAAAGGCAAAGCTTTTTGAAGCTTTTTTTATTTATTTTTGAAGATTGCTTCTAAGAGCATTACTGTAACAATTAGTACGCATCCAATTGTTAATATTTTTATAACGGCCATAACTTTAAATGTTTTTAATTGAAATAGAATTTACAATTATATCATTCTTTTTAGATAATCTTTTGATAATTTAGATAAGATATTAAACATTGCTGCCATATCATCCATTGTATCATAATTTCTATCCATATAAAGTGCTTTTAAAAATTCTTGCAAATCTTTATTAGCAACATCAGAACTTGACCATTTACTCAAAATATTAGATTTTAATATAGCTTCTGTAACTGGTTCAGCAGTAGGCTCATTATGTTTTTTAGCAACATCATTTAATGTTGGTAACGGCTTACCAGGTGTTCTTTCCCAAGCAAATCCTTCTAGTAGTGTTTTTAATTTCATATCTGTCTTTATTTTTGTGGAGGTATTGGAATAGCTCTTCTACCACCTTTGGTTCTTAATGCTTCTAATTGATCTGAAACTTCATTATCGGCTCTCATTTGCAACATTAAGACACTATCATTGCCTATAGTGTCTTCTATTGTTTTATAAATATCATAAGCCGAATCTGGATTCATAGCTGCATTTTTTGCTGACTTTAAAGCACCTTCTAATCTAGTAACAATTTCTTTTCTTAATGCATTACGATTCATTGTTCCAAAACCCACTACATGTATTTGTGGATCAATTGGATCAAAGTCGTCTGGCTTAAGAAGGCTACCATATTTAGAAGTTTCTTCATTTAATATGATATCAAGTTCTTCATTGATCATATTAGTTAATTTATTATATAAGTCATTATTTTTCATTAGTTCCAAAATATTAATTTAGCTATTACTCCTAATATCACTATCCATATAGACCATATGGCTTTATTAGCTTTATTTCTAAAAGTAGTATTTCGATTAACTTTTGATATAGTACCTTTATCAGGATCTAACAATGTTTGTTTTATCATTGATATATCTGATTGCATTTTGATCTGCCCATCTTTAAGATAATCCATATCTTTCTGAACCATCTTTATATCTGTATGTAGTTCAGCATTAGTTAACCGTTGTGCCATTTAAGCCTTTTTAGATTCAGCAACTGATTGTTTACGATATTCAGTTACTAATTTTTTTAATTCGCCGATTGCTTTTCTAGCTCTTGTTCCGGCCGCTCTATTACCTTTGTCCATAAACTTAGAATGATTCTCTGTAAATTCAGTCCAACTATTTTCTAACTCTGTATATATTTCATTTGATGTCATAACATTCCTTTTTTTAATAAATATGATATAATTTAATAATGAATAGCTTCATCTTGCTTAATAAAAAATTGTTTATAAAACTCCGCCTCTAACTGTTCTTCATCAATCACATCTAATGACTGAAAGATTAAATTCCCGTCCAGATATACTTCTCCTATCAATGAATCATCATCAACAAAATATTCTATATCCTCACCGGAAAAAGATTCGTTAGTTTGTATATTCTCTAAATCTATCATTTTACAAATAAATATTGACTAACCATTAATTAACCTTATTTATTTAATAATAATTTTGATTTGGTAGTATGTATATGTTCTACTCTACAACCATCCATTGACCATGATATACGTTTACGTAATTCTTTGATATTACGTTTATCACGCGGATTAGGATAATCACAATACATTGGATATAATGTAGATGTACGTACTGATCGTTTCTCTAACTGAACACGGTATGTATGTTTATACTTGTACGGTTCTTCCGATATTGTATATTTCATTAATATCTGTATTTTGTAAAACAATTGTATCGTGATATTCTAGACGTAATTTTTTTTGCCTATTACTAGCTGCCTCCAATGTATCAAAAACTTCTGTTTCAAATTTACTAGAAACTTGATCACGATGTGCCACTATATATTTCATAATTATTTATTTAATTCTTTTTGTACTTTTGTCCAATACTGTAAAGTACGTTTACGTTTGTAACCTCGAGGGCCGCCATTCCAATTTCTTGCAATTTTTTCATTAGTAGATTTCATGTGATGAAAGTTTTTCCATACATAAAACATCTGAATTGACTTTTTTCTGCTCCAACGATCTTTGTTTTTAAATCTCGTAGTGTTACCCAGACCCTTTAATATCCGATTGACTTCACGAACCATTATAGGCCTAATTTGTAGGCATCCTACGGAAGGAATTACCAAATGTTTGTCGCCTACACAACTGTCTTTGCCGGCACTTTCAACTTGTATTAAAGAATACACAAGACTTGAATCTTGTATAATGATAGAATCTTGTACAACTTCAACTTCATCCGGTAAACAAAATTCTTTATTTTTATTATAATCAATCATGGATCCGAATAACGGTATCGTCATGATCAATGACCATATATATATTGTTTTCATAATTCCTTTTAATTAGCTACACCACATTGAATTACTTACCCATGGCTCAGCATATTCATCTGCTAACTCTACAGATTCACTTGCCCCATGGAAAGGCAATTTAAATCCTAATTTCTCACACCACTCTTCAAACTCAATATGGAGGTTATTAATTTCAATGTATTCATCTATAGTGATAACTGGATTATTTGAATTAATATTAAACATTAATTCTGAATCATATGACGATTTACTATTCCAATTTTTAGTAACTTGATTTTGTAACTTTTTTTTATTCATATTTTTTATTAATTAACTATATTTAAAGATAAGGATAAATTTTCGTAAAGGCAAATCTTTTTACAGCTTTTTTACTATATTACTACATTTTTCATAATCTTCAATACTTTCAAAATAACTTAATAATTTGCTAGCATCATTATGATCGGTAGGTAAATAAAATTCTTTTTGTTCTGACAATTTATTATAGGTAGTTTCGCCTACTAACAATTGATATGCATTATTATATGATTTTTCTATATCCATATTATTTTAATCCTATAAACATTTCTTCTATGTATAACTCTTCTGCCATTTGCTTTACATGCCAATATGGAGCAACTTCTAACTCTTGAAAAACTTCTTTCTCTATATCATATATTGTAAAGCCTGAACCATAGCCACTAAATGTAATTGACTTCTGAACTTCTTCCATTATACCATTTGAATGTATACTCCAATCAGAATCTTCAAACTTCATATCTTGATCCAATTCTTTATAATCTTCTAAAGCAGAAGCATAACCTTGTTTCCATAATTTTGTAATTTTCTTTTTTAGATCTTCTAAGACTTTATCATTCCAATCATACATTTCTGATGACCATGGCTTTGTAATTTCTATTCCGTATTTCTCTTTTATCATATCTCTTATTTTTTATTAATTAACTATATTTAAAGATAAGGATAAAAGCTCACGATTCCTAATTTTTTACCAGAAATGTTTGAAAAAAGTTTAATATGTTTTATGATGTCCATGACCTAGGACTTTACGGATTCGACGCCTCGAAGATTTATCAC